TAAAAAGAAAAACTAACATTAAAAAGAAAAAAGATGGGAAATCAAAAACCAATTAACAAAGGGAAAATCCTTGGTATTATTATCGCAGTATTTGCAGTGCTTCTTGTTGCAATGGCAGGGGCTTTATGGGAAGATGCAGACAAGTCAAAGAACTATGTATGTCAGATGCCTGTAACAGGTAATTATGTAGTCTGGACTGATGGTGGATTGCAATGGCAGGGGCTTGGTACTGTAAGAAGTTATTCAAAGACTTCACAGATAGAGTTCACTGGTCTTGAGAAGAATGAAGATGGTTATGTAGCAGCAGGAAGTAATCCAGCAGCAGCACTTACATTCAATGACAAAGGTAGAGGTTTCATTGTTGGTTCATTCAGGGTAGTAATGCCCAATGATGCCAAGAATATGGAGAAGATACAAACAGACTTTGGTTCTGAGGAAGCATTGATAGCTAACTTGGTTAAACCTACATTGTATAAAGTTGTAACTTCTTGTGGTCCTCTTATGTCTTCATTGGAATCAGTATCAGAGACAAGGACTGACCTTATTGCCTATATTACAGACCAGTTAAATAATGGTGTATATAAGACCAGAGTATTAAAGACTAAGGTTATTAATGACATCACTGGTGAAGAGGAAGTAAGAGCACAGTCTGAGATTATAGCTGATGGTAATTCTCCGGGTGGTTATAAAAGACAGGAGAACTCACCTTTCTCACAATATGGTGTAACTTGTGGTCTGGTTAGTATTGTAGATATTAAATATGATGCTGCAACTCAGTCACAAATTGATGCACAGAAGCAAGCTAACTTAGCAATTATCACTTCTAAGACTAAATCACTTGAGGCAGTTCAAAGAACTATTCAGATTACAGAAGATGGTAAGGCAACTGCTGAGAAAGCTAAGTGGGAACAGGAGAAAGAGAAAGCTGTAGCTGTAACTAAAGCACAACAGGAGTTTGAAGTAGCAGAACTTGAAGCTAAGAAAGCTAAACAAGTTGCTCTTAAAGTTCAGGCAGAAGGTGAAGCTAAGGCAGCAGCCAATAGAGCATTGGTTGCAGCAGGTTTAACTCCCGCAGAAAAGGCTGAATGGGACTATAAGACTGCTGTAGGTGTTGCAGAAGCACTTGCTAATTCTAAGGTACAATGGGTTCCATCTGTAATGTTTGGAGGAAATAGTTCCGGAAATAATGCTATGGATGCTGTGGGTCTTAAGATGCTCATGGATATAACCAAGTCTTTTGATAAGAAGTGACTATGATTTGGGTAATTATAGGAATAATCCTCACTATTATTATGGTGGGGATTATGAAAGATACTCATGTCATAATGTATAATGGCATGAAGGGTTCAGAAGAACATGATATAGAAATTCCTCTGTGGATGCTTTGTGTTCTTTTGCTTGTTGAGCTAATTCCCCTTATCAACATTATAGCATTTATAGGCTTTGTTGTATGGTATGTTATACTATATAATACTACTCCTGAACAATGGCTTGTTAAATATACCTTTAGACTTCAAGGGAAGACCTATGTAGGTAGGGCTGTTTTAGCAATTATAAACTTCTTGAATATTAAAGTATAACAAATATTTATGAAACAAAGGGTATATAATATCCTTATGCTCTTACTAATTGGTGGTCTGTATGGTTTATACTATATAGACTATCAAGAGGAGCACAAGGAACCTGTAAAGGTGGATGTGTTGAGATTGGAACAACCAGAGTTCTTACTATCAGAAGCTCCTGATGATTATCTTATGGAGGCTTTAGAGTATTATAATGTTAAACATAAGAACATTGTATATGCTCAGGCTATCCTTGAGACAGGTCATTTCAGGTCTAAGGTCTGCAAAGAGTACAATAATTTGTTTGGACTCTATAATAGTTATAAGAAAGACTATTATAAGTTTGACCATTGGAGTGAGAGTGTGGTTGCCTATCTCAATTACATACAATATAGATACAAACCCCCGGATGATTACTATCAATTTTTGATTAAAATAGGTTATGCGGAAGACCCGCAATATGTAGAAAAACTAAAGAATATAGTAAAGAGATATGAATAGAAAACAGGCTCAGGAAGAGATAATGAATATAAGGAGTAATTCTATACTCTGTGAGTTACCTACTTCCTTTGGTAAATCTAAGATAGGTATTGATTTGGCTTTAAGGGATAATCCCAGTAGCATACTTATAGTAATACCAAGATTAGTCTTGATAAACAACTGGAAAGAGGAGTTTATCAAATGGGGACTTGAATCTTGGCTTGAAAGAGTACAATTCAGTACTTATGTAGGATTGAATAAACATGTAGAGGAAGAATGGGATTGTGTAATCTTTGATGAAGTACAGCACATGTCAGAAAGATGTAGTGAATTTGTATCTACAATGGAGATACATCATTCTATCATGCTTTCAGCTACAGTTACCAGAGATATGAAGTGGGAACTTGGTCAGTTGTTTCCTGATTTTCAGTGTTATACAGTGAAGATGAAGAAGGCTATAGACAATGAAATCCTTCCTGACCCAAGAGTGTTCCTTATCCCTCTTGAACTTGATAATACACATGCTGTACATACTATGATTGAACATCCCAAAGCTAAGATTATCAAAGAATGTCTATATAAAGATAGATGGTCTTACTTAAGGGATAAATCTATTCAAGTGCATATTAAGTGTACTGAATTACAGTATGTGATAGAGTTAGGAAGCAAGATAGAGTTCTGGAAAAGGCAATATATGAGAACAAGAAATGAAGGAGTAAAGACAAAATGGTTATTCCTTGCAGGTCAAAGGCTCAAATTCCTTTCACAATTAAAGAACCCTATTATCTTATCTCTTCTGGAGAAGCTGAAATTAGAGAGGGTACTTACATTCTGTAGCTCTATTGAGCAAACAGAAATATTAGGGGAAAACTGTATTAACAGTAAGAACAAGGAATCCTCTATAGTACTTGATATGTTCAATCATAAGGAGTTGAACCACATTACAGCATGTAATATGTTGAATGAAGGTATGAACCTTGTAGATTGCAGAGTTGGTTTATATGCTAATCTGAACAGCAGTGATATTATCATCAAGCAAAGATTGGGTAGAATACTCAGGCACAAAGACCCTATTATTATCATCCCTTACTTTAGTGGTACAAGGGAAGAGGAGTTGGTTGAGAAGATGCTTGAGGACTATAATCCAGAGTTGGTTGAAAAAACAAATTTAAGTGAAATAAAAGTATGAGAAACAGAGTTAAAATTACTAAAGCAAACTACATTGTAAATCCTGAGAAGAAGGTGGTAGTTTGTGTTCTGGAGTGTGATATGCAGTTGTCTAAGCACCCTGCATGGAATGATATTTATCCTAATATGTGGGCTAATCTTCCACTTGTAGGAATGAATGGTACATTCAAAGTAAGGGCTATTGCAAGATGCAATGAAGAAGATGCCTTCAATGAAGAAGCAGGTAAGAGGATTGCAGAATCCAGAGCAAAAGGTAAAGCATTTGCTACTGCTGCAAAAGTTTACAAAGAAATTGAGAAATATTTCTTGAACTGTGCTGCACTTGTGAATGAATCTGTGGAGGCTTGTGAACAGACTGTGAAAGTTGAAGAAGCTCATGTTGAATTGCTGATTGGATAGTAGTATGACAATCTCATTGAATGACAAGGTTATTAAGAAGAGTGGGGTTTCTCTTGGAGAGGTCTTACTTATGATAGCTATTCAAAACAATGTAGATTTCAATGCTGCTGAAAGTGAGTTGAAGAAAAAAGGACTTATCAGTACAAGTTATGATAGGGAAACACATCTTCCTGTAGGGTTATTTGTAACTTCTATGGGAAATAATGTGGTCAATAATATCATTCTTGACTCTGATAAGTCTGTGGGGACTGATGACTTCAATCAAAGAATTGAAGCATTAGTACCTCAACTTCAATCCATTTATCCAGAAGGAAAGAACTTTAACAATCAGTATTGGAGAGGGAATAAAACTGACATTAAGAGGAAGTTACAGACTTTCTTTAAGAAGTATGGGAATGATTACACTGATGAACAAATCATCAATGCAACTCAAGCCTATGTTTCTGGCTTCAATGGAGAGTATAAGTTTATGAGATTACTTCAATATTTCATTTGGAAAGAAGAAGTGAAGGATGGTACTAAAGTGCCTATCTCAGAACTGGCTAACTATATTGAGAATGAAGGTCAAACAGACTCCCTTACTGATAATTGGACAACTACATTGGTTTAAGCTATGGAAGAGAAGGATTCATTTGATAGGGCACTGGAGAAGTTAATACTCCGAAGGCAGAGAATATTGGATGGCAAGATAAATTGTATTCCATTGTCTTTCCCAAGATTAAGAGTGTGGCTCCCCGGAATAGAGAAAAGAAGGTATAACATTATTACTGCAAATCAAAAGGTTGGTAAATCAAAACTTGCTGACTATATGCTTGTTTATGAACCCTTCTTCTATGCAATTGAGCACCCTGACCAACTAAGGTTGAAGATACTCTATTTTACCCTTGAAATGGGTAAGGAAGAAAAGTTCTATGAGTTCTTATGTCACCTGTTATTCAGGCTTGATAGAATAAGAATAAGTCCAACTGACTTGAAGAGTACTTCTGCTGATAGACCAGTTCCTCAAGAGATATTAGACTTACTTGCATCTGAAAGGTATGTAACATATATTCAGAAGTTCAAGGAGACTATAATCTATATTGACTCTGAGAGAAATCCTACAGGAATCAACAAGTATTGTAGGAATTTTGCTTTGAGTAGAGGAAAGTTCCACTTCAAGAAGGTTATCATGAAGAATGAAGCTGGACTTGAGGAGGAAAGAGATGTAATAGACTATTATGAACCAGATGATAAAGATGAATATGTGGAAGTTATCTTAGACAACTATTCAAATCTGATGTCAGAAAGTGGTATGAATAAAATGCAAACTATTGAGAAGATGAGTAAATATTTCATCACTCAGAGAGACCAGTTTGATTTCAATATTACTGCAATCCAGCATCAAGCTCAGGCTCAGGAAGGAATTGAGAATCAGAAGTTGAATAAGATGATGCCTTCATCAGATGGTCTTGCAGATTGTAAGACTACTACCAGAGATGCAAATCTGGTACTTGGTTTGTATAGTCCATTTAAGTATGGTCTAAGGGAATATGAAGGTTATGATGTGACCAAATTCAAAAACAATATAAGGTTTATGCAGGTTATTGAGGATAGAGATAATGGAGCAGGAGGTCAAATATGTCCATTGTTCTTTGATGGAGCAGTAAGTACATTTACTGAGCTTCCACTACCCAATAATAAGCCTGAACTTGAAAGATGTCTTGAGTATATTGAGACAGTTGTAAGAAGGAGGACTAACTATACTTTCATGAATGTCTCTATAAGAAAAGCCAGAGTAAGAAAGTGGAAGATGAATTTGCACAGGTTGATTAAATTGATTACCTTTGCAGACTAAATTTTAAATAAGAAGAATGAAAGCATTGATTTTAGCTAAGTCAGGTTTTGGTAAGTCAACCTCTATTGGAGAGATACCAGAACTTGGATTGAAAGGGTTAGACCCTAAAGTGACTTATTTGATAAGTTGTGTGAATAAACCCCTACCTTTTAGAGGTGGAGGAAGTAAGTACCAAGTTACTACTCTTAAAGAGATTGGTAAGGGTAACAGAATTATAACCAATGATGCAAAAGAAGTTGCTCAAATCATTGAAATGTTAGCCAGCCCTCACTCTCCTTTCACTAATATAGTACTTGATGATATGAACTATATCAGTCAGGATTTCTATATGAAGAATGCTATGAAAGGTGGTTGGGACACTCCTAAGCAGATTGGTTATGGAATGGGGTTAATCTTTGATGCAATCAATCTTGTACCAGAAAACAAGAACATGATTTGTCTTGCTCATTATGAAGAGTATAAAGACAAGAATGGTGATAGTATCTCTTATAAATATAAGAGTACTGGTAATATGGTTGATTCGTATATTACTCCTGAGGGTAAGTTTGAAGTAGTTCTTTATGGTAAATCTTCTTTTGATTCTAAAGAGAAGAAATCCATCAGAGAATTTGTCACTAATGATGATGGAGTATATCCTGCAAAGAGTCCTGTTGGTATGTTTCCTCTATATATTCCCAATGATTTGGGTCTTGTAGTTGAGAAGGCACAGGAATATTATGGGTAGGGATGAAGTAGTCAGGATTAGTAGGCTTGTAGCCTTTGGTGGACTGACTGAAATGGACATAAATATTCTATTGATGAATTACTGTTTGGAACATGGTAAACCTTACTATGAGACAACAGTATTTGTCACTATTCTCTTGCAACAGGGAATAGGTCAGCCTTTCTTTATGGAGGCATTAGAATATTATGAGAAGAAACACACCATAAATAAACTGCAAAGTAAACCCAATGAAATAGGGCAAAGACAAATAATTTTTATAAATTAAACATTATGAAAGAGTTAAGTAGATTTGAGTTGGCTATTGTTAAAAGAACAGCCCAGAACACTAAGAGTTTGAGAACCAAAAGGGACAAACTGGTAGAGAAGATTGAGAAAGCACAGGAAGAATTGAATGTAATCAATGAAGCCATTGAAGGCTTTGAAGCTCCTATCAAAACTATGACTGGTGGTTTCACTTCTGAGGAAGTTCTTGCTGGTATCATGGCAGTAGCAGAAGCAACAGAAGCAGCTCCAGAAGGAGAAGTTTCAGAAGAGGCTGTAGGAGAGGTGGAAGTACCTGCATCTGAGGCAGTTGCATTGGCAGAAGAGGTAGCACCTACTACAAGTCAATTTGGAGAAGTGGCAGAGGAAATGCCTTTCAAAGATTAATCATGTAAATCAGTAATTCAAGATGAAAAGTTTGAACAAAAGTTTTATGGCTGTTAAGGTAGGTAAAGAGTCAGTTGAAGGTAGCTTCAAGATGTACAAAGGTATGGCTGCATTCAATATTGTAGCTGTAAATCCTACTAAAGCAGAATTGGAAGCTCTCACAGGTAGAGAGATTGAGAATGACCCTGAGTATGTAGGTAAAACAGAAGAAGGGAAAGACCAAGTAAGAGTAGTATTCTATGCAAAGACTGCTCCTGAGGCTAAACTGAACAATGGCATTGAATTGCTTATTCCTATCAGCTTTATGCTGACCAAGGATTATAAGATTGGTCAGACAAGTGGTAAATGCCAAATTATTGATAAGTTTGGTAGAACTGCATGGGCTACAAAAGAGGAGTTACAGTCCAAGTCTATTCCACAATACACTTCTGGACCAGCCAATATCAGTGCAGATTACAGACCTGCATGGCAAGGTGAGGAATTCTTGATTGACTTCCTTATTCAATGGTTGAATATTCCTAGTCCTGCCAACTATAAAGATGGTAAGTGGATTATGAAGGAAGACCCCTCTGACAGTGAGGTTTCTCTTGATATGGCAGCTCTATTCAAGGGTGATGTAAAAGAGCTTAAAGAGCTTGTTACTCTTGCTGCTGCATATACAGTTAAAGGTGCAGTAGGTATCAGAACTGTAGATAATGAGAATGGTACAAGACAGTATCAGGCTGTATTTACAAGGAAGTTTGCTAAGAATGCTGTAACAGATTACAGTAGGATTGATGCTGCAATCACTGAGTTTCAGAATGCAGGTGGTGCTCCGGGCACTGAGTTTTCTACTCAACCTTTGCATGAAAATGTAGTGGAAGCTACTTCATTTGCTGCACCCACTGCTGACAATGACCCATTAGGAGCAGCAACAGCTCCTACAACAACTCCTTGGGGTTAATAACATAAAGATTTAGAACTATGGCTATTAGTATTGGTAAACCTAATATCAGATTAGAAGAGATTTTATCAAAGGTATCAGAATTAGATATTCTGAACCATTATTTTGGGGTAAGTAATGTCCCCTGTATTATATCAAGTCCATTAAGACCTGATAACCATCCATCCTTTGGTTTTTATAGCATAGATGGTCAGAAGATACATTGGACAGACTTGGCTACAAAAGATAAAGGAGGGACATTTGATTTATTAGGTAAGTATTGGGGGGAGAGTTACAATGATGTGCTTGCACATATTTGGGAGGACTTATCCAAGATTACTAAGACTAATGGCTATAGTGCATTAGGTAAACCTAAGATTGTCACTACTAAGGAGTACAGTTCTAACCTTGATTTACAGTGTAAGACAAGGGAATGGAGAGAGTATGACCTTGAGTATTGGGCTTCATTTGGTATCACCTTGGAGTGGTTGAAGTATGCTGACATTTATCCTATATCCTATAAAATAATCATAAAAGGAGAAACCAGAATGGTCTTTCCAGCAGATAAATATGCTTATGCTTATGTAGAATATAAGGAAGGAAAAGTCACTTTAAAGATATATCAACCATTCAATCAGAAGGGATATAAGTGGTCCAATAGGCATGATAGGTCAGTAATTAGCTTATGGACTAAAGTACCTGAATTTGGGGATAAGATATGTATCTGTTCCTCAATGAAAGATGCTTTATGTCTATGGGCAAACACTGGAATACCAGCTATAGCCATTCAAGGAGAGGGTTATGGTATCAGTGATACTGCTGTTAATGAACTCAAAAGAAGATACAAGGAAGTATTTATCTTATTGGATAATGATAAAGCTGGTCTCATAGATGGAGAGAAACTATCAGCATCCACTGGGTTCACTAATATAGTATTGCCACATTTTGAAGGAGGAAAAGATGTCTCAGACCTCTATAAAACAATAGGAGACAAGGAACAATTCAGAGAAATAATTTTAAGCCTATTTAATAGGTAATGTTTTATCACTAAAAAAAAAAATCATGGAATTTAGAAAAGTAACCATCATCAACAACAAAACTCAGTCTCAAAAAGTTATTCAGGCATCTGCTGCAACTACACTGGGTGAGTTGAAAAGAGAAATGAGAGAAGCAGGTATTGAATATGAAGGAATGACATTCTTTGAAGGTCATTTGAGAGCAGAATTGAAAGATGATGCTTCTATCCTTCCTACCAATATTCCTTACAAAGGACAGGTAGTAAATGATTTGACATTCCTGCTGACTGCACCTGAGAAGAAAATCAAGTCTGGTGCTATGTCAAGGGCAGAAGCCTACAATGCAATCAAGGCAAGAGGCTTGCAGGATGAATGTGTAAAAAGATTCGGAAAGAACTTCACTATATGTAAAACTCAGGACTTGATTGACCTGTTGGGTGAAGGTGCTCCTGTGAAAGAGAAGAAGAAAGAAGTTGTGAAAGAAAAACCCGCAAAGAAAGAAGTAGTAAAGGAAACTGTAAAGGAAGAGAAACCTGAGGTAACTGCAACTTCTGAGGGTAATGTTGCAGGTGCAATGGAAATCCTGTTGGAAGACCTCTATGGCAGTGATGTCATTGAAGAGAGTACTTATGACAGGGCTATGGCTGTATTGAAAAGTACAACTTACAAAGCACCTGAAAAGATGTCAAGGTTTGAAATCAATAAGATGTTTGACTTTGTTCATTAAGTAGAAACCAGTGAGGGAGGAGGCTGAATAAGCCTTCCCCCTCATTTTTTTTATCATGCAATGACCGAAGAAATAAAGAAACAAGTCCATGAACTATATGATAGTATCATGGAAAGACCAAATCAAATCCTACAGTTCTTTCAAGACTTCTTTGGTGAGAGAAGAGTAGAAATGCAGGGTTTTCTTACTGAGGATGAATTATATACATATCTTAGTGGAACCCCCTTGGGAACATTTATGGAATGGAGTAATATAGTAGATTCTTCTGCTTACCAAAACATGAATAAAGAGGACCGAGACTTAGTAAATCTCTTTTGGACAGCAGAAGGTGCTAATAATGAAACTGTTGTAAGTGACTCTGCATTGGCTAAATATTTCTTGCCAATAATAAAGGAGAAGATTGCTAATACTATGTTCAATGACTTATTTATTCTTATTTATTTTCCTACAGTAAGGATTACAAATGAATATGATAAGTATGTTGATATTAAGGAGTTATGGCTCAAAGTTCCTTTTAATTGGATGGGAAAAGGTAAAGGATATTTTGGAGTGAACAGGTCTAATTATCCACTAAACCAATTCAAACATGGATATATGCACAGTCATGTATCTTCTATTCCAAGAAACAACTTTGAGAACTTTCAGACACCTTGTACTGGTAGAGGACCTATCAATTCTTCTCTTTCTACATTAGCTATAGGATATGATGAAGCCATTTGGCAGTTATTATGTCTGGAGCTTGATAGGTATGTGAGAGTAGAATCTATTGATGGAGTTCCATACCACAGACTTGAGAATATTCCTGCACCAGAGATGGGGGATGCTAAAGATAAATTCTCTATGCAATCCCTTAGAGGTGAGGTTCCTTGGAATAGTGCCTTTGGAAGAGAGCAATTCAAGCTATTCATTAAATACCTTCTGGAGACTAAGAAGATTAGGTTTAACTATAGTAATGGAAGTTATGGGATAGGAATGTCCTTCATTGATACAGTAGTTCTTATCAGTAATGAATTTATTAGCTGGTATAATACTGAATATAACAAGCATACTTTTGATATTAGTTATGCTGACCTTGTTAGTAATGGTATCATAAAGGAATGTATTATAACTAATGGTAAAGTGTATTTACCAAGACCAGTTAGGAGAGATAGTAGTGATGACTATCAGAGATATGTAGGAAGGAAAATCTGTACATTCAAAGGTAGGGAAATTACCTTGACTATTGATGGAGTACTATCCTCAGAGGAGGAGTCTCTTAATAGAACAAGGATACTGAATTTACAATATATTGAAGCTATTGTTTGTAGCATGTTGAGAATATTAAACTATGGATATGGAAGAGAAGAAAGAAGTGAAACCAGTACTGGAATTAGTCCACAGACAGGATATATTTAAGATTGTCATTCCAGCAGAGGTTGAGAAAAAGATAAGATTTTTATGCAAGAACATCTGGGATGTAGAATGGTCAGGTGTATTGTTCTATAAAGTTGAGGGAGCTTTTGAAGATAAATCCCTAACTATCAGATGTGTGGATTTGTTCCAAATGGACATTGGTACAAGTGCATATACTGAGTTCAATGTATCTCCTGACATGGCTACATATATGGTAGACCATCCTGAGTTATTGGAAGAGGGGATATATCAAGGATTAATCCATAGCCATAATAACATGGCTACTTTCTTTAGTGGCACTGATACTGCTACTTTGAGTGCAGAGGGTAATGATATGGCTCACTTTGTATCCTTGATTGTGAATAATGCAGGTAAATATACTGCGGGTGTTACAAGAAAGTACAAATGTGTACAGACTGTATCTGAGAAATACACTTATCCTACTTGGAATGGTGAAGTAAGAGAGGGAGTAGAGACCTTTGATATTGAAGAAGAGAAACTTGAATGGTTCAATTTGGATATAGTATTTGAGAATGCAACTGATGATTTTGAGACTGAAATGATGGAAAGAATCAAGGAAATCAAAGAGTCTAAGAAGAAAGTTGTAACTCCTGTATATAAGGGTTATCCCCAGTATGGTAACTATGGAAAGAACATTGCCCCAACCAAGGAGGTGGGGAGTACATTTCCTATGGATAAAGATAAATACTATGGGGAAGAAGGAAGAGGCTGGTATAAAGCTAATGAAGCTAAGCAATTACCTGTTAAACAAGGTGAGCTTCCTTTTGAACAACCTGAGGAAGAGAATCTGGACATTCCTTATGGTGTTGTAACAGTAGATGCAGATATAGTCCAGTCTATTGTAAGGCAACTTGTTACATCAAGTATTATCATTTCAAATGAAAGTGCAGTTGATGTTAAGAAGTGGGCTAATTCTATGGAGAGTCTTTATAGAAGGAGATTTGGAACTGTCAAAGAGTTTGAATACTTTGCATCAAACTATGTAGATTATCTTATTAATTATACCTATGATGGAGATGTTATGGCAGTAATTAATAATGATGATTCCACTATGGCTGCATTACTGGCACATGATGTAAGGGAAGAACTTGAGAAATTACCAAAGAACCCTTGGTTAAGTGTTTATATCAAATTAATGGATGATTATATTATTTGATTATGGAAGATGAAGTATTAGAAAGTGCTATAAACCAAATGGTTGATGAACATTTGGAAACTGTTCATTCAGAGACTCCAGAAGAGAGCTTAATGTATAGTCCTGCTTCTGAGTTAAATTCAGCAATTGCTTTATTACAAAGTGGTGAATGGGAAATTATTCATGAAGAGCAACATGCAAGTGGTGCTTATTTAGTAATCATTGGTGCAGTGAGTATAGAAACTCCCATGCTTCCTATAACTCTTATAGTAACATTGGAAGGGTCTAATCTATTGCATGATGCTCAAAATACTGAGGATGCTCCTGTAGAGATTGATGAACAGGGAGAAGCATTACTTGAAGCTGCATTAGCTGCTGAGGAAGTAGTGATTCCACCTAATTCAGGTAGTTTGCTTGTAGATGAAGCTACAAGTAGATTCAGTGGAGCTATCTGGTATAGTGCCATTCAGTCTAAGACTATTACATTAGCTGGTGTAGGTGGTATAGGAAGTTATGTTGGTTTCCTACTTGCAAGACTAAAACCTGCTGGACTATATTTATATGACCCAGATATAGTTGAACAAGCTAATATGTCTGGTCAATTGTATGGTAGTGGTGACTTGGGACAAGCAAAGGTTAGCTCCCTTCATAGGATGTTACAAGTATATGCAAACTACTATAACAGTGTAGCATATCAAGAAAGGTTTACTGCTGAAAGTGAAGCTACAGATATTATGATTTGTGGCTTTGATAACATGGAAGCAAGGAAACTGTTCTTTGATGCTTGGGAAGACAGACTACTGTCCAAACCTGAGGAAGAGAGAGGTAAAATGTTATTTATTGATGGTAGGTTGGCAGCAGAAGAATTTCAAGTCTTTGCTATTCAAGGCAATGATATAAGAGCTATAAGAGAGTACAGAAGTAAATGGTTGTTTAGTGATGCAGTAGCAGATGAAACCATCTGTAGCTATAAACAAACAACCTTTATGGCAAATATGATTGCATCAGTCATGGTTAATCTGTTTGTAAACTTCGTGGCTAATGAATGTAATCCCATTATAGATAGGGATGTACCTTTTATGACTCAGTATTCTGCTGATACAATGTACTTTAAAGTAGAAATGTAATGGCAATAAGTGCACAATTAAACAGGCAACTTCATGATATATTCCTGAATAGAGGTGCTATTCAATTCCCAGACTATATTAAACCTAATCTTGCATTTGAAAACAATAATGTATTCAATCTATTCTTAAGAGTAGATATTAGTGGACCAGAGATTGATGTTCCATTAATGTGTAAGTACAAGGTTGAGGAAGGGTTATTGAGTAACTACAATTATCCTAACAGTTTAAAGGAAGTGGCTGTTGCTTTATTTGAGAATAGTTATCCTCAATCAAGAAGAACTGCAAATGCAATCTTCAAGACATTCCAGATGAATGATAATAGAGATAGGCTTATGAAGGTTACAACTAATACTGGTGAGGTATATTATGGTGGTAATGGTTATATCCTTGACAAAGATTATAACCTGTTAATACTGTACACACTTCATGGAGTTATGGAGGACAGGATTCTACACTACAAAACTGGTAGAATCTATGTGAATCCAAAGGTCTTTGTAAGCAATGGTCTGATTGAGAAAGGCATCATTAAGACAGTCATTCCTGCATTTGTACAGGAGGGTATCATGGTAGATACAAATAATATTGGAGTTACTGCTCAGGACATTAATACTACTATAAGGAATTCAAATGGCTTTGTTACTCAAGTAATTAAGCCATTACCTGAGATAATAGTAGCTGATGTGACTGATAGGTTTATAATAAGACCTAAAAAGCCAACTCCCTCTACATTCAATAATGATGCTATGAATGATTACCTTCTGGAGCATCTTGATAAGGTTGTACAAATGACCTATATATCATGACATTTGAGGAATATTTTGGTGGATGGGTAAGGGTTATAGATATAAAGGAATTAAATAAGGTGGTAGGACAGGTAAGTTTAATTAAAAGAGACTTACTTTGTCCTGCATATCCTGATATATTTAAGGCTTTTAATCTATGCCCTTACAACAACCTTAAAGTTGTAATGATAGGACAAGACCCATATCCCCAAAAGGATGTGGCTACTGGTGTCTTGTTTGGAAACAAGGAGGGGACTAAATTATCTCCTTCTCTTGAAATAGTTAAAGAGGCTTGCATAAACTTTGAAATTCCATATAATAGTATTATCTTTGACCCCACTTTAGAGAGTTGGGCTAAACAGGGAGTACTAATGATTAATTCTGCATTGACCTGTGAAATGAATAAAGTAGGTAGTCATACAATGATGTGGAGACCTTTCATGACCAAGTTACTAAAGAATCTATCAGAGTGGCAGACTGGTATTATATATGTTCTCTTTGGTGAACAGGCTAAGACACTTAAACCTTATATTAATAAGAGTACCAATATAATACTGGAAGAGAAGCATCCTGCATACTATGCAAGGCAAGAAGAAAGGATGCCATCTACTGTATTTCAAGAAGTGAGCAAATTAACTAAAGAAAAGTATGGAGAACCAATTGTGTGGTTCTCAGAATATTAATGTACAAAAAAAAAAGTATGAAGAAACTTATTTTTGTGAAGACTGGTAAGGAAGTGGAAATGGGCAAAACACTTGCCTTTGGAATGAACAGTGCTTATGGTTTCATGCCATTTTACACTGTAGTTGTCTGTGAGGAAAGTATTCCATTCCTTATTGAAGAAGGTGTAATCAAGGAAGTAGAAGATGAAGGAACTCATGTAGACCCTAACTTCTATCTGGAACATCTTGCTGGAAGGATTCATTGGAATGTGGATAATCTGAGGAAGTACCTTGGAAATCTATATACAATCTATCCTGATGCTGTATTCTCAATTCTGTTGAGAGAAGTAGCCATTGTGCTTGATGAAAAGTATGATAACCACATTGAGAATAGCAATGAGATTTATGTCATTAGCTGCCTCAATGGAGAAATATCAAAGGTCAAGGACTTGAATAAAATCAAGAACTTCAAGAATTTTGCTGCATTCAGAACATTGGATGATGCTCTTGCAGCTAAGCACATCTTGAAAGACCCTATGAAACAATTATTTAAAAGAAGTGGAAAACAGAAGAATTAGAAATGCCACTCCAGAAGAGTATGGTGATATAAAGTTTAAATCCAAGATTGAGGCAATGGTCTATAAGACCTTGCTTCAATATGGGTTTGAGCCTGAATATGAGACCCATACTTATACAATCTGGGAAGGATTTAGACCTACTGTACCTTTTTACACCCGTAATAAAGCTAAGGCTACAATACTAAACCTTAAGAAGCTAATTAATATTACTTATACCCCAGATTTCTACATGGAGTATCAAGGCTTAAAGATAATTATTGAAGTAAAGGGGCAAACAAATGATGTTTTTCCTTATAAGTTCAAGTTATTTAGATGGCATATAGAGAATTTGCCAGATAAAGAAAATTATCTTATCTTTGAGGTCTTTACTAAGAAACAACTCTTAGAATTTATTCAAATTATTAAAGATGAAAGCCATAGAAAGAATGAGGAAATTGCTCAACAGTTTACCCAAGAGTGATATAACTTTAGGTGAACAGTTTATTCAGAGCAGAGATTTTGAGTCACTCAAGGACTTAGTGGATTCAGCAATATTCAAGACAAGGAAGAATATCAAGAGTGAAAATCCTAAACAGGAGTATCTTGATGTGGACTTGACAGAGTTAAGTAATTTAAAGGCTGAGGTGGATGTATATTTAACCCAGCTTGAAGTTCCCAGTAATGAATGGGAAGAAGACATAGAGGAGGAATACTATGATGAAGAGTATTAAAGAACTATCTTGGAATGTAACAGAAGAAGAGTACAGGAAAGACCCTGCAATCAGTTACTCTACATTATCAAGATTTGAAAGGGAAGGATGGAGGAATCTTAGTTCTCTCTTTGATAAGGTAGATAGTCCAGCATTACTATTTGGTAGTGCAGTGGATTGTATGCTTACTGATGGGGAACAAGCCTTTGCTGAAAGATTCATTGTATGTGAGTTTCCTAATCTATCAGATAACCTGATAAGTATCACCAAAGTATTATTCTCCAAGTATGGAGATACACATAGAAGGGTAGATACTATTGATGATGAAGTGATTAGTAGTGTGGCTGTAGCCAATGGATATTATACAGGGGACTCTTATAAAGCTACCAGAATAAAGAAGGTAAAAGAGAGCTGCAATGAGTATTATTCACTACTTGCACTGGCAGGAGATAAGACTATATTATCCCAAAAGGATTATAATGATGTCTCTCTGTGTGTTGATGAATTAAGAACCAACTCAATAACCAAGGACTTCTTTTATATAGACCCTTGGAGAGATGATATTGAGAAGGTGTTTCAATTGAAGTTCAAGGCTGAATGGAATGGAATACCAGTGAGATGTATGTTTGATGAACTTATTGTGGACCATCATAATAAGATTATCTATCCAATAGACTTAAAGACTACTGGGTATCCTGAGGAGAACTTTCAAGATTCCTTTGCTCACTGGAGATATGATATCCAAGCTAAGCTATATACATATATTCTTCAAGAGTGTATCAAGAGAGACCCTTATTTCAGTGAGTTCAAGATTCAGCATTATCAATTCATTGTTATCAATAGAAGAACAATTGCTCCTATTGTGTGGGAATTCTATGGGAACTTTGGTAGGGTAGATTTAAAGGATGAAACAGGTAAGATATATAGGGATTGGAGGAAGATTCTTACAGACCTAAATTATTATCTTACTAATCCTAACTTAAAATATAGTAAGGAAGTGATGGCAAATGATTGTATTATGGAAATAAAGAATTTAGTACCAGCATGACAGAGTTAGAATATTTTAAAGGAGATGAACTGGCAGCTTCAACTTGGAGGAATAAGTATGCAGCAGATGGAGAGCAAACTCCTGATGATACACACAGGAGATTAGCTAAGGAATTTGCAAGAGTAGAGAGTGATTATCATTGGAAAGGGTCAAATAGAATGAAATTGTCCAATTATGGATACCAAAGACCTAATCTTGATGAAGAAGCTATCTATCAGTTATTCAAAGACTTCAAGTATATTATACCCGGAGGTTCAGTTATGTCTGGTTGTGGAACTGGAGCATTAGTAAGTCTTAGTAATTGCTTTGTAATAGGCAGTCCAAAGGATAGTTATGCAGAGATAATGAAGACAAGAAGCCAACAGGCTCAACTTATGAAAAGAAGAGGTGGAGTTGGTTATGATTTATCTCAGCTTAGACCAAGAGGAGCTAAGGTTAATAATGCAGCAAAGTCTTCAACTGGTGCAGCATCTTTCATGGATGTATGTTCAGATATAACCAATGAAGTGGCTCAGAATGGAAGAAGAGGTGCTCTTATGTTAAGTATGAGTATCAATCATCCTGATATTGAGGAGTTTATTACTAAGAAGCAGGACTTAACTAAGGTAACTGGAGCTAATATATCAGTGAAGGTTACTGATGAGTTTATGCAGGCAGTAGTAGAAGATACGGATTATATTCTTAGGTATCCTGTAGACTGTTCAGTAGATTCAACAGAATTCAGATTTAAGAATCTTCAATATAATGAAATAAAGAAATGTGAATATTCTGACCTTAAGTATGTAAAGAAAGTAAGAGCAAGAGAGTTATGGAATACTCTCATGCACTGTGCTTGGAATACTGCTGAACCGGGGATTATGTTTGAAGGAGCAATGCACAACTATTCTCCTGATGGTGTATATCCTGACTTCAAAATGGTTGGAACTAATCCATGTGGTGAAATACCAATGGGTCCATTTGATAGTTGCAGGTTGATTCATATTAATCTAAGTAGCTATGTTGTAGACCCATTTACAGATAAGGCTCACATTGATGAGGAGTTACTCTATATGCACTCTTATGAAGCTATGAGATTAGCTGATGATTTAGTTGATTTAGAGATTGAAGCTGTTGATAGGATTATTGATACAGTGAAGAATGATACTGATGATACTGAGTTCAAGCTATGGAGTAAAATCAAGGAGACTGCTATTAGAGGAAGAAGAGCTGGTTTAGGTTTTACTGGGTTAGCTGATGCAATAGCTATGTTAGGCTTGAAGTATGACTCTGATGAAGGTATTAGTCAGGTTGAACAGTTGATGAAAGTTATGTTCAAAGGTCAGCTTGATAGTAATATTGATATGGCTATTGAGAGAGGTAAATTCCCTGCTTGTAATATTTCAAAGGAACTAAACCCTTATTATGAGGTGTTCAGTGATAGAGAAGGAGTTTACTCCCATCCTGAGAATGAATGGTATGATGCTCTTTGCTATAATTTCCCAAGAGAATCTGAAAGGATGGAAAAATATGGTAGAAGAAATATAAGTTGGTCTACTGTAGCTCCTACTGGAACTGTAAGTATCATGGCTGGTACAAGTAGTGGTATTGAGCCTATATTTCTGCCTTTCTACCAAAGAAAGAGGAAGTGTATGTCTGAAAGTGATAGGGTAGATTATGTAGATAAAGTAGGTGAGAAATACACTCTGTTTACAGTAGTTCATCCTAACTTGAAGAGATGGGCAATAGAAACTATGAACTATACTATGAACTATAGGGAGTCAGAAGTTAATGAATGGAGCTTGGGAATATGGGAGGAAGTTTGGAAGGAAAGTCCTTACTATGGTTCTACTGCACCAGAGATTGATTGGAGACAGAGAGTCAAGCTGCAAGGAGTAGTTCAGAAATATATTACCCATAGTATCAGTAGTACAGTTAATCTGGCTAAGGAAACTACAGAAGAAGAGATTGCTGACATCTATATTGAAGCATGGAAACAGGGATTGAAGGGTATCACTATATACAGAGATGGATGTAGGGAAGGTGTATTGACTCAAGTTGAGAAACCTAAGACTATTGAGGGAAGACAAGCTCCTAAGAGACCTAAAGAACTTGAAGCTGATGCTTATTTAATTAAAGCAAAAGGTGAACAGTTCATTATCTTGGTGGGTATGTTAGAGTCTAAACCTTATGAAGTCTTTGCATTCAGACCAAGGAATCCTATTAGCTTTAAACCTCACAAGGGTGTTATAACTAAAGTAAGTAAGATGCACTATAGCTTTACATCAGATGTCTTTCATATAGACAATCTTGAGTTAGCTAATGAAAATGTTGAAGAGAATGCAGCTACTTTATATTCATCTATGTTGTTAAGACATGGAGTAGATATTAAGTATATTGTCAAGACTGCAAAGAAGGTTAATGACAATATTACTTCATTCAGTTCAGCTATGTGTAGAGTACTCAGTAAGTATATCCCTAATGAAGAAATCAAGGGTGAGGTATGTCCTGACTGTGGTGGTACTTTGGTAAGAGAGGGTGGTTGTATTCACTGTAAAGATTGTGGGTATAGTAAATGTTTATAATATGAAAATTAAAGTAAAAGAAATAACAAAAGGTTGTTTTCCTGTAAGGAGTGGAGAGGGTATGTCAGATTGCTATGATTTATTCTTGGCAGAAGATGTAGTCTTGAAGAAAGGAGAGTTAGGTATATTTAAGTTGGGAGTAGCAATGAAACTCCCTAAAGGAATGAGAGCTACTGTTTGGAGTAGAAGTAGTACTCCACCTAAATGGAGCGTGCAAATAGCAAACAGTGCAGCTATTATGGATAATACCTATAGTGGTGATGAAGATGAATGGAGAGTAGAATTACTTGCATTTAAAGCTATTACCATTCCTAAAGGAACAAGGGTATGTCAATTTGAAGTTGTGCCTTCTCAATTTGCTACTGCATGGCAGAAATTAAAATGGCTATTATCATCAACTCTACTTCTGGAGCCTGTAGAGACTCTTGGAGCAAATAGTAGAGGTGGTATTGGTAGTACAGGAAAGTAATCACTAAAAAAAAACATGAAACATGGAGTTTGTATGGAAAATTGTAGCAATGATAGTGGTACTGGCTTGTGTAGCCATTATTGCAGGAGTTGTTAATCTAATAATGAATAGAAGGAAGATAGACCCTAAAGTAGGAAGGATTTCCTTTAGAGAATCTATGGATTTGGTTGAACTGCCAATTGTCACATTCATGAATAATGGCAGGAAACTGAACTTCCTTCTTGATACTGGTGCATCTTATTCTTCAATTAATGAAGCTGCTCTGGAAGGGTTATCTTATGTAGAGACTGGAGAGACAGGCTTTGGAATAGGAATTGAGGGTACTGTTAAAGAGGACAGAGGCTATATCAGAATGGATGTGGGCTATAGAAGTCAAAGCTATGAGGATGATTTCCAAGTAGTAGACTTAAGTCAGGCATTTGGAATGATTAAACAGGAGTATGGTATTAACCTGCATGGAATCTTGGGTAGTACTTTCTTTCAGAAGTATAAGTATGTACTGAATTTTGATGAATTAGTAGCATATTCAATGGTATGAAAGACTTAATAGAGTTAAAATCAAGAGGAGAGGAACACAACTATCTTAGGAGATTAGTTAAGCCAGATGGCAGTGAATCACACACTTATATGTTAAAGACTTCCACATATACTATGAGGAGTGGTTTGACAGATAAGAAGAAAAAGTTCATAGACCCATCAGGTGGTCCAATGATAGTTGAGGGAGAATATCTTGAAGAAGCTGAGGCAGTAGTTAAATCTATAGACCATGTAATGGGACAAGGTTATGCTATTACCTTTGAAGTCACACCAGAAGAAGAGCAAGAGTTGATTGATGCAATTGTGAATATATGATTTATGTAGTAACTCAACAAATACTACCTGAATCTGACAAGTATGAGATAATATCTCCACAAGCTGCATTACACATGCTCAAGCCTTTAAGGAAGGTTGGCTTAGATACTGAAACCAAAGGGTTTGACCCTTATACAAAAGAACTCATAATGCTCCAGTTGGGGTGTTATGAGTTTCAAGTAGTAATTGATGTGACTACTGTAAGTATAGGATTCTTTAAAGAGTTCTTAGAATCTGACAGACTATTCATTGGTTGGAATATTAAGTTTGACTTGAAGTTCCTATTACACCAAAAGATAGTTGTAAAAGAATGCTTTGATGGCTTCTTGGCAGAGAAACTTATGTGGTTGGGTTATCCCTCTGGTATTCATGGAATGGGTCTTAAGGCAGCAGGAGAAAGGTATCTTGGTGTTGAATTGGATAAGACTGTTCGTGGAAAAGTGATGTGGGCTGGTCTTTCAGAAGATGTTATTGAGTATGGTGCAAATGATGTAAAGTATCTGGAAAGAATCATGGATGCACAGATGAAGGAACTTGAAAAGAGGAACCTTCAAACTGCCATTATCTATGAAAATAAATCTGTAAATTGGGTAGCCTATACTGAATATTGTGGTGTTAAGTTGGACATTGAGAAATGGAAATACAAGATGATTCTTGACAACTTTAATGCTAAAGTATTTGAGGATGCTCTTAGTGATTGGGTAATTGCTGCTGCAAAAGGTGAGCCTTATTCCTATCACTATTTACAAGTAGAGGGTTGGGCAGACCCAAAGGATTTAGAGAGAGCCAGAGAAAAGATGCAAGGTGAAAGATGTCCAGAGGCAGATATTAAAGGACCTGTAAGAGGGTACTTTGAAGCATGGAAAGTACCTGTGGACACAAGGTTGAGTACTAAGTACATAAAGGAAGACCTTCAAGGTGACTTATGGAGTGGCTTCAATAATAAGCCTATCTGTTTGATTAATTGGGATAGTCCTAAACAGGTTATCCCATTATTCAAGCATCTTGGTTTTGATTTGTTAGCTAAAGATAAGGAGACAGGTGAATGGAAAGATAGTGTTGGTGCAGAAGTAATTGAGCCTCAACAAGATAAGTCTACTATTGCCTATCTTTATTTACAATATAAGGCAGCTAAGAAGGTCACTTCTACCTATGGTCAGAATGTAATTGACCAGATAAATGAAAAGAGTGGTAGAGTACATACTAACTTTAATCAGCTTGGAACAGATACAGGAAGGCTCAGTTCAGGTGGTAAGGACAAAGCAAATAAGATTGAATATCTTAATTTTCAGAACTTTCCAGCAGACCCAGAGACAAGGGCTTGTTTTGTAGCAAGTAAGGGAATGAAGTGGATTTCTTGTGACTATAGTGGGCAGGAATCAAGGATTATAGCAGATGTAACTAATGACCCTGCCATGATTGATTTGTTCAATAATGGTTGTGGTGATGTGCATTCACTGGTTGCAAAGATGGCTTTCCCTGATATTATAGGTGATTGTCCTATTGAACAGATAAGGAAGAAGTTTCATGGACTTAGGAATGATGTTAAATCTCAAGTAGAGTTTCCTATCAATTATGGTGGAGACTGGAACACAATTAAATCTCACTCTGGTAAAAGTGAGCAGGAGTCAAAGAGAATATATAATAACTATATGAAGGGTTTCATTGGTATTAAGACCTATCAAGATAGACAAAGAAAGTTTGTCATGGATAATGGTTTTATCATACTCAATCCATTAACTCAACATAAGGCTCTTATATATGACTATGATATGCTCATGGCTATGAAGGGGAGGTTTACTCAACAGTTCTGGGCTGAATATAAACCCTACAAAGGTAAAGAGAATAAGACACTTCCTAAAGCTGTTAAACAACAGATTTATAAGAAGTTTGCTGATGGAGAAAGTCTCAAGGGAATGGTAGGTGTCTATACCTATACTACTAAGAAAGCAGGGAAGGAAGTTCCCAGAGAAGTCTATGTAAGTATAGCAGATGTCTATGTATTACCAGTGAAACATTTCTTCAAAAGGAAATCTGCATCTGAGAAACAGGCAATTAATTACCCTTGTCAAGGTACTGGAGCACTGATGTTTAAGATAGCTTCTGTATTTCTATGGCAGTATATTCTTGAACATAATCTTGTTTTCAAGGTTAAGTTCTGTATTCCAGCACATGATGAATGGAATATAGAGGTTCCAGAAGAGATAGCTGATGAAATGACAGAGGTTTTGAAAGATTGTATGAAGAAGGCTGGAGCATTTTTCTGTAGGAAAGTAGAACTTCCTGCTGAGGGTGATGCAGCAGATTTTTGGATTCATTAGTATGACAGGACAAATTATACTTGGATTAATCCTACTCCTTGGTTTTATAGGAGTAGGATTCCTTATCAAACACCAGAATAAAGTAGATAAGGAAAGGATTTGGGTCCATAAGAAGACTGGAGGGCAATATAAACCTTTGTATGTATGTCAAATGAAAGACATTACAAGCAGACAATGGTTTGAATCTATAGCCTATATCAGTCTTAAGACTGGAGAGATTTTTATTAGGGAAAGAAAGGATTTCCTTAAACAGTTTATAACATTAAAAGAATGGGAAAAAGAGAAGTAATACAACAGGCAATAGGAGATTTAGTTTCCTTAGCTAATAATGTACAGTATAAGAAGATTACCTCAGAAAATATCTGTAGAGAATTAGACAGGATAAGAATCAATCTTGAAGTACTTGAGGAAAATGATAAGAAAGTTGAAGGAACTGATAAGATTTCATTATGTGGATTGGGATATAGTTAGATATTATCTTCATGCAAAGGGTATATTATGACATTGAATGAAAAGATAGGTGTCATTCTAAAACAACACAAGGAAGGAGAGGAGTTCTTCAATGCTCTTGACTTTATGATTAAAGGGGATAGAAGCATACTTGAAGACTTCCTCTCATTCTTTATGAATGATGCTGGAAGAAACTTGGAATTGCCTGATACAGGCTTAATTGTGAGTGGAGGATTTGGTAATGCCATTATGACAATGTATGGTGACAGATTGACTGAAACTTTTAGAGAAGTAATTGTCACTAATGGTGGTATCAGATTGGGTAATGAGGCACTTATATTCAAAGATAAGTTGCTTTGTAAGAACTGGATATTCATTGATGATTCCTATTATTTAGGAAGAACAAGAGCTGGTATTTCAGTTGCTTTAAGGAAGGTTAGACCTGATGCTTCACTCTGTGAGACTTATGTTATCTATGATGGAAGTATGGGTAGGGCAGATAAAGTGAAAAGTATGTATAGGTATAATAGATAGTATGACAGAAAAACAAAGAAGATGGCAGGAAAGGAGTAGAATACTCTGGAGATTGAAGGGTATGCATATTGTTACAGCAAGCTCTAATAATATATTAACTGCTACTGAAACAGAAAAGATTTCACAGGCTATGACTCTAATTAGAGATGTAGTAGGTAATTCAACTCAATCCAGTAGAGAATTAGGCTTTAATGCTGTAGAGAGATGTAGAATTTGTGGTAAGCCTGTTTATAAGAATGGCTTATGCAAGAAGTGTAATGAATTATGGCAGGACAACAAGGAATTTATTGTGCCCCAGACAATATAGTCCCTAATAGAGATAGGGTAAATGTAGGATGTGCTCCTGAGGGGGCAATGCAACTCTGGGTTATGGAATATGAAGTTACTGGTATAGGTAAGGGATGTGCAATGTGTAAGGCTATTAATCCTCAACAGGCAGAAATGCTCTTGAAGAGTAATGGTATATACAATGGGAGTTCATATCTGTATAAAATAACAAGAATTGAACAAGTGATTGTACCACCTTGCAATGCTCTTATGGCTGAGCAAGTGGTAACTTATAAAGATGTAATATCATGAATAAGAAACTTAGGTTATTAGTAACAACTAAATGTCCTAACAAGTGTCCCATGTGTTGTAATAACTCATGGGATTTTTCATCTTTACCAGTAGTGAATAGATGGAACTATGAAGAGATAATGATTACTGGAGGAGAACCTTTGATTCACACTAATAAAGTGGCTGAATTAATAAGGTCTATTCGAGTTATTAGTGAAGTTTATACAGACATTCCAAAGGTATATGTGTACACTTCAATAGCTGCTTGGAACAGAGTAAGGACTATATTAGCTTATGCAGATGGTATAGTCTTGACTCCTCATAGTCTAATAGATGTTGAGAGGTTTGTGGAACTGAACAGTATGATGCAAGAGGTTAAGGAAACTAAATCTGATTTCATTAAAGGGAAATCTCTTAGACTTAATCTCTTTGCTGATATGAAACTTCTCCTTCCTGAGCACATTGACTTGTCACTATGGAATGTCAAGGAAATGAAGTGGGTGAAGAATTGTCCAGTACCTCAAGGTGAGGACTTTAGGAGGATTAAAGAGCTTTGGTGATGAAGCAATTTACACATAGAGAGTTTGTTAGGGTGGTAGTAGCCAATGGTTTCTATTATGACAGACATAATGGAGACCATGCTATCTACCTTAATGAAAAAGGCAGACATATTAGCATCCCATTAAAACTTGAAAGTGTTATTGCAAGAAGATTAATCAAAGAGAAAAATTTAGAGATAGATATTAAGAAACTTAAAAAGGAAAAGAGAATGAGTAATGCACCATTAGGGGCTGATGAAGACCCCAGAGCACCTTGGAATGCACCTCTTGATGTAAAACATAAGAGGTTTGTGAGTGTAACCATATCATATTATGATGAGGTTGAATTACCTCCAGATGCAGAAGATTCCCAAATTGAGGAAGCTATTATAGAAAAGGTGAAAAGACAGGACTTTCCTAAGAAAGTTGATTTTGATGAAATTGTAATATTAGAGGAATAATATGAAAGTAATAGGAACTAATTCTAAAGATGATACTTGTTTAGTAAAAGTTGGCATGAGAGAACTTGCAAGTATAATGGGTTTTTATAGTGAGCATGATGCTGAATTTAAGAAACAACTCAATTCTGCATTGTTGGGAAACTCTATAAATGTATCAAAAGTTTATGCTAACTATTATAGGGTTAAGAATATAATTGAAGGCGCTCCTTACTGTACAGCCTTAGTTAAGTTGAATGAAATGATAGATGCTATAAAACCCATTAATGATTTAATTAAAGAAGTAAAAGATACAAATGAAGCTGATTAAACCATCATTTGAGATTTGGAATCAAGGAGAAGGTCTTGAAGGAGTTTACAAACAGATTGAAAGGGCAGGAAGAATATGTTATAAATCCGAGGATAAGATAACAGAAACTTCTGCTAAAGAGTTTGTAGAAAGAATGATTAAGAGTGGGCATGGTGCTATGTTAGAAGCAGGGACTATATATTTAAGATATGACTTTAAGGCTAGAGAAGATTCTAATAGAGTTGCTTGTAATTTATGGAGTAAATATAAGGAAAATATCTACTCAAAAGCTGTACAAGCTCAACCTATTTTAGGAGTTCTAGATGGATTTGTAGCTATTACTTCTAACTTTAGAGTACTTGTAGAGAATAACTGGCTTGATGATTTACAATATATCTGTGAACCTACAGAGTTCCATGAAAAGAGATATACTGTTAAGTTTATCTGTGATAGAGGTGTAAGTCATGAGTTTGTAAGGCATAGAGTATTTAGTTTTGCTCAAGAGAGTACAAGGTATTGTAACTATAGTAAAGATAAGTTTAATAATGAATGTACTTTTATTATACCATCTTGGCTAAATGATTTTCCAGAATGTATAATCAGAGACTCTATTGGTGGACACATGTATCCTAGTGATTACTATAGAGAAAATCTAGATGGAAGTTTTAGAGGAAATGTTATATTTATGACACATACTAAATATTTAATAGACTCTTTATTTAAAGCTGAAAAAAGTTATAACAACCTAATTAGCTCTGGATGGAAACCTCAACAAGCAAGAGCAGTATTACCTAATGCCTTAAAGACTGAATTAGTAATGACTGGTTTTGCAAGTGATTGGGAACATTTCTTCAAGTTAAGAGATGCAGGCAGTGCTCACCCTCAAGCAAGAGAACTGGCACAACCTCTACATAAAGAATTTATTGAAAGAAACTATATTGTATAACTTAAAAAAAACAATGGCATTTGGAAGTAAGAAACAAGCAGTTATTGCGAAGCCTTCATTTAAAGAAAGGCTGACTGGAGTAAAATCAATGTTTAAGAAAGCACATGAAGATGCTTCAAAGTTGAGTGCAGAAATGCAGGCTGACATTGATAGTAAGAAACAAAAGGTAAAACTTCTTGAGGATGAAATAGGTTTCATTTCTGAAACTCAGAAAGAAGCTCAAGAGTTTATGTCAAATCTTGAAAAGTTCATTTAATGAGAACAAATTTAATTAAAGCAAAAGAGCTACCTAAAGTAGCAGAGAGTTCTGCTACTGATGGTATGCTTGACATGGTTATTGCATTTGATACAACTGGCTCTATGTCAGCTTAAACTATTCAGCTCTAATCCTGATTTAAGGATTAGTATAGTAGCATTTGGTGACTATTGTGATATGAGTAGCAAGGATAACTTTGGTAAGGCTTATCAAGTACTGGATTTAACTAATGATGAAAACAAAATCATCAAGTTTATCAATGAAGCTCAGGATACAAGTGGTGGGGATGGTGATGAGTTCTATGAACTGGTCATTAAGAAAATCACTGAGGAAACTGCATGGAGAGAGGGTTCTACTAAGGCAGTATTATTGATTGCTGATGCAGCACCTCACTATGTAGGTTACAGTTATAGTAACATTGTGAAGAATGCCCAGATTGATTGGAGAGAAGAGGCTAAGAAGGCAAGTGAATTAGGTATCAAATTTGATACTATGACTATTGACCCTATGCACATTGAATGGTATAAAGAGCTTTCTGCTATGACAAATGGTGTAAGTGTTCCTTTCAAGAATAGTGGTAAAACTTCTCAAGTGATTGAAGCTGCTGCATTAAGTAGAGGTGGAACAAGGACAAAAGCTATGTATATGGCTACTATGGATTCTGTAAAGGATGATGTAGAATTAAATGCAGTATATACTGCTTATTCAAAAGAAGTAATAGATTAAAATCAAGAACAATGAAAATCAATATTAAAGAGATAGCAGTAGGTGATGTATTCTCAGAAGAGTCACATTACATTGTTGAAGAGATTGGTAAAGATACAATCAAATTCAAACATACAGAGAGTGGAAAGTCAGTAACATTAGGTTATGGTTATGTTCAAGACCTGCTTAATACTTCTGACCAGTATGACAAAGAAGTAAAAGTAACTAAAGAAGATAAGAAAGATGGTACTCCGGGTATAAGGACAATCTTTGAGGGTATCAAATCTTCTGAGGTATTCACTGTTGTGTTCCAAAAGCAGGATAAAGCTAAGACCAAGAAGCAATATGAAGCTGAGAGGGAAGCACAAAGACAAGAGGCTGTAGCTTTGATTGACAAGGCTAAGAAAGCTAAGAAGTCAATGGCTGTAGCTTATAAAGAAGCTCTGGAACACATTCAGAATAACCCTATTAAGGACTTCATTGAAGGAGAAGATAGGGTACTGAGAGGCTACAAGATGCAGTTTGTATCAAGGGATGGTAAGTACAAATGTATGGATATGGATGTTGTAAGAGGTCCAAAAGAAACTGGTGAAAGACTAGTTAATATCAATACAATTAAACAGCTTATTTTCAATGGTGTTAAGTATGTTGTTGAGTGATGAAGAACTATTAAAATCCTTTGGAATTTGTGCTTGCAATCTAAGATTTGCTAAGGAAATTAGAAAGGAGTTAATAAGTATAAGAGAACAATGTAAATCTAATAAATGGGAGTTTACAGACTCCCAAAGACTTACTATTGCTTTACTTGATGCTGCTGGAGCTTTAACTCATGGAGTAAATATAGAGTACCCTATTTTACTACTTGAGGATGAATTTTGGAATAAATTAGGAGAAGAGGGACAATAAGTTCCCTCTTTCTTATTTTTAAAGAGTTTGGTTTACCTCTCAAAAAGAAAACCCTTAATAACTTGCATATTAAGAAAACAACCTTTATATTTGCACATAAATTTAATTATAAATCTATAACAAGATGAGTAAAAGATGTATCACAACTAATTCTACAATAGAAGAATTGGCTGCTAAATTACAGGGTGAAACTATAGAATCAGTCAAGGGACTTGTTGAGCTGTGGCAAGACAAGAATAATAAGGACTGGGACACTTATCCTACTGCTTCTGAACTAAATAACTTTAGGGCAGAACTAAGGAAAGGTAAGGATGAAATGATAGAGGCTTTAGATAAAGCACTTTCACCTTCATTTGAAGCTCCAGAAGGAAAGAAGGTAGACACAAAATTTTCTACCTCTGGCAACAATTCTTACCCAAGTAGGACAAGAGAGAATGCTAATTGGTCAGATATAACCATAGCTTTGGCTCAAGACTTTAATACTGCTGGAGAGAAGCTGACTAAAAATGCTGCTAAAAATAAGTATGTTTCTTCTATATTATCTACTGAGTCTAATAATGTTTCAGAAATAGCTGAAAATCTTTATAATCAGATTAAAGCTAAAGGAAAGGTAGATAATCTAAAGATTAACATAGCTGGAAATGGAATTTATAGTATGAGCCAAAATCAAGCATACTATAATGACTTAGTGACTCAGATATTAGAGGAGCTTCAGAACAAAGGAGTTACTATAGCTGAGATTAGAAGTGGAGGACAAACTGGTATAGATGAAGCTGGTATAATAGCTGCTCAGAGATTAGGAATACCTAATGAAGTTCACTCTACTGCTAATTTTATGTTTAGAGATAAATCTGGAAAAGATATATCTGATGAACAGGCATTCAAGAGTAGGTTCTCATTTTCTACTCCTTCAAGACAAGAAGAAAGACTAAGTAATGCCTTTGATACTCCAAGGATTTCAAGTGTGGAAGAACAAGCTAAAGTAGATTTGGACTTTGACCCAAGAACAAGAAGAGACAGGGTTAGTCTGATTGCAAGATTCTTTAGCAATGAAATAGATACAGCACTGCAAGAACATAATGATACTCTTAATAAGAGAATTGCTGATGCTGAAAAAGGAGGTGATGTACTTGCTGTCAATGAACTGAAAGAAGAGTTAGGAACCCTTGATAGGTTCAAGATAATCAAGTTATATACACCTGCTGGCTTATTTAGTAGAGTAAGGGATTATTTCAATAACTATATACTTGACTCTGAGGAGAATAGGATACAATCAGAACTGAATACAATCAATGGTATGAAGGGTTCTGAGAGGTATAGTAATGAACAGAAGTATGAAGCTGCAAAGAAGAAGGCATTATATAAAACCAATGCTTATCAGAAGGTAGTAGATAACTTCAAGCCCTTGGCTGAGGAAGCAAGTACTATACTAATAGCCACTGAGGGGATTAGGATTGACCCTAATTATATTGCCCCTAAAGATGCCAACCTTAATAATGATACTCCAGAGGGAGATAGTGCAGTAGATACACAAGCTGATGACTTTGCAAAGGATGAGGCTTTCAAGGATGGATGGATGACTAATTATAGGGAAGTAAGTTCTCATGAGTCTTTAAGTCAAGAAGTTAGAAAGGTAATCAGAGAGATACCTCAACTTGACTATAGAGGAAAGTATGATAAGGATGATTTAGGAAATCTTAGATTTCTTGATGCAGACTATGTTCATGCAACCCTTATAGATAAGCTCAGAGATATGATTACATCTGATGATATGTTACCACTTCTGGAGACTCTGGGTAATACCAAGCCTTGGACTAAGCAAATAGTCAAGAAACTACAGGCTGAGCCTAAACTATTCAGTCAGTTCTATCAGGATTTCAGAAAGGACTTTATGCCTTACTGGATTCAGAAGAAGAAACTACAGGCTGATGGTACTTTCAAGATGGAAACTATTGCTATCAATAAGCCTGAGGGTGTCTATTATCTGCTTGATGAATGGAGGGATAACTATGAGAATGGTAATCTTCTTGATGATGATAGTATCTATGATAAGAATGGAGACTTGAATCTTGAGAATGCAGAGAATGGTCTTAAATGGACTGAGGCTCTCAATAACAGGTTTACCAATCTTAGTACAGAACAAAGGTTGGAACTTCTACAAGATGAAAAGGTATGGAAGACATTGAATAAGCTCCTTAATATGATTGGTATCAATGCTAATCAAGGTGTATTATTAGATGCTCTGACCAATATAAAGCAATATGAAGGTGGTACTGCAACAGACCCAATTATGTTGCTTCTTCCTCAATTAAACATCATATTCAGTGGTGTAAAGAAAGGTGAGGTTAAATCTGAGACTCTTGAAGATGGAACTGAAAAGAGAGGAGATTTGATAAATACCTTTGGTTCTGCTTATAACAGCATAGCTATGATGCTTGCAGAAGTAACAGAAGATGCCATTGAAAGTAGTGTAAGGGAAAATGACAAGTCATACTATAGCCATGTTACTCCTAACTATCTTGGCAAGTTGATTAAACAGCTTAAGAATGTTATGGGTAATGAAGTAAGGTTCAAAGAGTTTGTTGAGAATGAATTTGGACAATATGAATGGTTCTATAAGGATGGTAGATGGAGAAATGACTGGATTGAGCAACTGGTAAATAACCCTGAAATGAGAAGAGGATTGAGCCACAAGGTTCTACTTAACTCAGATAAGGTTGCATATCAGAACTGGGATGATTTGGATTACACCTTAGTATTACTGACAGAATACTTTGGAGACCCAGATAACAGTAAATCTGATATTCAATGGGCTAATTATCATGTGCCAATTCTTTCAGATAGTCCTTCTGCTGAGTTCATTAGATTCAGGAAGTATGATAATCATAGCATCATTGGAGAAGATGGTGAATATATGAAGTATGATGATATTATCCTTGATAGGATGGTTGATTTGGTTAATCAAGAGGTAGATAGAATAGCTCTTGTAAACCAAAGGGATGTTGAATATCAAAAGGGTAATCCAAATATTGCTCCTATTGCAAACTATGATATAGTAAGGAAAAAGGATGGTACTATTAAGAGTATTGGTGGTGCTGAATTTAAGTTCCTTACAGCTCTGAATGATGTAAGATATGACAATGGTGAGACTTTCCTTGATAGGTTCCAGAGAATCCAGAATGAAGGAACTGGTGCTGAGTTAAGAGAGTTCATCAGAGAATCAGTAAGAGAAGCTCTTGATAATGAGTTTGAACAGACTTACAGAGAATGGGCTAAAGCTGGTTTACTTGAAGAACTGCCTAATGGTAAGTACAAATACCTTGGAGTAATTGGTGTAAATGCTGGTCAAAGTTCTTATAACAGGAATACAGCAACTTCTTTGAACAATGCAAAGAAGGCTCTTGAAGGAATGTGGACTACAGAGATGGATATTCTTTTAAGGGATTACAACAATAATAATCCAGTGGATGATAGAAGAGCAACTACTCTTTTTGAAAGTATCAAGGACTTGTTGAGAGAAAAGATGGTAAGAGGTGAGATTACTCCCAAAGAAGTAGATAGTATCAACAGAAACCTTGTTATTAGAAATAATGCCAAAGCTAAGTTGAGAGAGTATTTTTGGAATAGTAAGTTTGCTACATCACAAATCATTGAACTCACTACAACTGACCTTGCTTTCTATAAGAATATAGAAGACTTCCAAAAGAGATATAAGGAAGTTCATGCTCCTGCTCTTAGACTTAATACCAACTCTAAGTATGGTAGAAAGGAAGAGAGAACTATTTATCTAAAGGATGATGAGATTGTATCTTCTGCACTTGATGATATTGCAACTGTACTTGATGAAAGAGTCAAGAAAGGTGAGATGTCAAAGAGAGACAGAGATTTAATCTTAAACAAGTTCAGAGAAGTAAATGTAGCAGATGCTCAGGCTTATAGGTCATTAAGTTCTTACAGAGCTATACTTGATATGTCTGGTCAGTGGACAGATGATATGCAGAGAGCCTTTGATAACTTCCAAAATGGTAAGTGGGATATGGCTGATTTCAATATTATCTGGCAGACTAAGAAACCTTATGTGTACACTCAGGTGAATAATATGAGTGGAGTTCAAGGTCATACAGGCATTAAGACACCAGTTCAACATAAGAACTCAGAGTTCCTTCTTATGGCTATGCACCAGTTAGTTTCAGGTCCACTTGGTAAATCAGGTAAACTTGTAGCTATCAATGAGTTCATGGAAGAGAATGGAATTGATGTAGTTCAATTTGAATCAACTACTAAGGTTGGGAAACAAGGTGTAATTGATTTGAACAGTGTCAATACTAAGGAAGATGTCAAGTCTGTACTTAAGAATGCCACTACTCAGAATGGTGTTGAGAACCCTAATGTGGTTCATAAAGTAAGTTATGAAGACTATGGTATTCAGACTGCAACTCCAGAACATGCTATTGATGCAGTTCAGTTAGTTGGTACTCAGATTAGAAAGCTGATTACAGCAGATATTAGCCCAGATGTTAAGATTAATGTGAATGGCAGGGAAATGTCTAAACAGGAATGGTTAGATATGTACAATGCTATTAACACTGAAAATATCATTCAGGCTTTTGCTGATGTAAATGAAATCTTCAAGGATGCCAGACAGGTTGAGAAGATTCTTCTTGAGGAATTGAGAGGTAATCAAAGATATGGAATTGATATGATTAGAGCCTGTACTCTTAATGAGAAAGGACAATTCAATATTCCATTATTTGACCCTGTACAATCCCAGAGGGTACAAACATTGCTGAATAGTATTATCAAGAGTAGAATTACTAAACAGAAGATTAGAGGAGGAGCACTTATTCAGGTATCTGACTATGGTCTTACTGATGAATTGAAGATTGTTTTTGAAGGTGAAGGAGAGAACAAGAGAATTAAATATCTCGAAGTTTATATGCCAGCATATAGTAGGAAGTTCTATGAACCTCTTATGAAGGCAGGTTCTCATGAACTGGATATAAATAAGTTACCAGACAACTTGAGAAAGTTGATTGGTTATAGAGTTCCAACTGAGGACAAATACTCAATGGCTCCTCTTTATATTAAAGGTTTCTTACCTCAGCAGAATGGTTCTGCAATTATGCTCCCAGCAGAGATTACTACCCTAAGTGGTTCTGACTTTGATGTGGATAAATTGTATATCATGTTACCTGAGTTTAAGATAACTCCTAAGTATAATAGAAGACAGTTTGTTGATGATTTAGTTGCTCAATTGACACAAGGAAAAGCTGTATCTCCTGAAATGTTGAAGGAGTATAGACAGAATGTAAACAGAGCCATAGATGATGGTAGGAAAGCTCCTAAGGATAGTCAGGAATACAATCTCTGGAAGACATATAAAGCTAACAGAGAGAAGTATAGAGTAGCTTCTGAGGATAAGATTGAGAAGATTGAATATGACTTTAGCAAGTCTCCACAAGAGAATAGTCTTGAAGCCAGAAACAATCTATTGATTGATATGATGTGGGGTGTTCTGACTAATGCTGACACTGCTTCAAAGATGCTTAACCCCGGTGGTTTTGACTATCAGAAGAAGTCTGCAAGAATGATTAACATCCTTCAATCAAGTAGAGAGTCTGAACTAAGAAAGGAGCTGAATATTCCTGAGAATCAAAGTACTCTTAATAAGTTAAGCAGTATGGATTTGGAGCAACTTGACAAATTGGCAGAGAAGTTCAAGAAGAAACTTGACCCTCTTAACCCAAGAACTCAGGTTCAACTTCATCAGCAGAATATGACTGGTGCAGCATTGATTGGTATTTATGCCAACCATAATGCAAACCATGCTTTGATGCAACATACTGAATTAGGTCTTGATACTGAGAATGGCTCTTTCTTACTTAATGGTAAGAGACTGACTTCTCTTCATGGTCTGATGAATGACAATAAGGAGTATATCTCAAGGAATAATGCAGGTTTCCTTGCTGCATCTGTGGATAATGTGAAAGACCCTGTGCTTGCTTCATTGAATCAGAATACATTCACTGCTGATGCCTCAATGCTTTTAAGTAGGCTTGGTTATAATCCTATTGAGATTGGTTTGATTATGTCACAACCAATTGTAATGGATATTACTAATACCTATTTTAGAGAGAGTAGAGAAGGCAAAGGAAAGGACACAATCATTGATGAAGTCATTGAGAACTATAAGAAAAGGGCTGCAATGATGGAAGATGTAACCTATGACAATTATAAATCTAACAAGTTCATGGCAGATGAATTGGCAGACAATATCATTCTCCAGAAGGAAGTAGAGGAATTGAGTGATAGGACACAGACATCTGACTACAGAAAGGTTGAGTTCTATAAGAAGCAAGTGGCTGCTGGTTATTTATTTAAGAGAATAATGGGTACAGCAGATGCTTTGGGACAGTTGGTTCAAGCTACAAGAGCAGATACTCAAGGTGGTGCAGCAGGTCCTACTATTGCAGATACACAGATTAAGATACAGAAAGTTGATGACTTCCTGACTAATGTAGTGCTAAATGAAAACTCCCCTTTAACTGGTGCAGATGTTATCATGCCTTTCAGTATGAAAGGTATGGATATTGACCAGATAAGAGAGAAGTTATTAAGTTCCCCATTACCTTATTTACAGGCATTCTTTAGTCTTGGTATTGACCAGACACAAGAAATGTTCAGTAGATATTTCCCTCAATTCACTGACTCTTTCAGAGAAGTAATTGATGGTAAAGAGGGATTGAGAGGCTTAAGACAGTACACTAAGACAGGCAAGTTAAATGCAAAGACACTCAATAATATCTACAATGATTTGTTAGCTTATATTATGTCCAAGACATCATTCTTTGGGCAAGAAGCTAACCTCAGAGCAGATGATAAGGTTACAACATTCAGTGATAAGAGAAGGGATTTTATAAATAATTTCCCTGATTATTTCAACAGAACATTGAGTGAGCATCCTGAAATAGCTGAACTTGAATTTATTAAGAGATTGAGAGTGATAAGAGCTAACCAGAATAATCCTGTAGATACAATAGTATTTAAGAATGTTGGTCAGTTAAGTCCTACTCTGAGAGAAAGATATATGAGAGACTGGCAATCATTGTTATATATGGGACCAGAAGCTCAGGCTTTAGCTCTTAATCTATTCAGATACAGTTATTACAGAAATGGGTTTGCATTTGGACCTTCTACTTTCATTCATTTAGCACCAACTGCTATCAGACAATCTGTTCCAGAGTATATTGATACCCTGAGAGGATTGTTGGAAAGTGAGGATGATTACAGTCAGTTTATTGACCAGTATATCTATAATCACTTGGATAACAGACAGTTAGTTCCTGAGGTTCCTACAGAGGCTTCCACTTCTTTCACTAATGAACAAGGTGATGCTTTGGATATGGTTAAAATAACCATTGATACTGAATCTAACAACAGTGATAAGAAGGTAATAAGGAAGAGAGAGGGAATAGGAGAGGAAACAACCTATGACTTCTTTAATTACATAGCAAGAAGATACAAGGGAGGTACAATATATTATAGGCTTACACAAGCTGATAATGTACAGCCTAATGTAGCTGTGTATGAAAGGATAGACCCACTTGGATTCAAGAACAGTTTCATTGAGTATGAATATGGTAAGGATGTTACTGAAATGAAGTCAGTAATTGAGAAGAATGACAGGAATTATACTCCTAATATAAATCAGGATATAACAGCCTATCAGGAAGCTGATATTGATTATGACTCCATGCCAGAGTATCTTAACTATGATTTCTCAAGTCTGACTCAAGATATTGCAAGTGAGGCTTTCAGTCAGGTGTATGGTGCTCCACTTGAAGTGAATGAAGGGAAAGCAGATGATATTAATTCTATTAGTCCTAATACTGAGTATGAGGATGCAAATAATGATAAAATCTGTGGTGCAAATACATTATATGAATTATAGATATGGCTAAGAAATGTGCAATAATTCCTCAAGTGAGGAACAGTAAAAATGAGGTAGTAAGCAGCAGGTTATTTAAAGACCTGCTGGCTTATGCCCCTAATAGGCAGGAGGCAACAAGAATATACCTCATTACAAAGAGTAGTGACTTTATTACTAATTGGAATCCAAGGTTACAGATGGATGAAAATGGTGAACCTACTCTAAGCAGTCTCTTGAAGAAAACTAATCTAAGAAGTATTATTGATGAACAGAAGATTTTAAGGAACCTTAATGAAGAGATTGGACATTACCATAAGACAGGTAGAATCAAGTTATATTTGAACAATGATGAAAACTATAGAATGTTAGTCCAGAGGGCTATTCAATTCAATACTCAATCAGAGTTTAGAGAAGACTATGTTGCATCTGTTGAGAAGGTATGGGACAATGAAAGTAATAGGGTTTATATCAGTCCTTTTATTAGAGTAAGAAACAAGATGAATAGTCTTGAAGCTAATAGTATGCAGTATAATTACACTCTTAATAATAGATTGAGGGAGATATTAGCTGCTAATGGCATTGGGATAGGTGCTCTTACAGACTTAGAACAGAGAAGAGGAGTGGCAGGAGTAACAGACTTTAGTCAAGCCAGAGATGCTGCAACAGGTATAATTGAATTGATTAGACTTGCTGATGGTATTAAAGGTGAGAGAGCATTACCAGAAGAATTTGCTCACTTTGCTATTGAGGCAATGGGTGATAATCCTCTTATCAATAGATTGGTTAATCACTTAGCTAATAATAGCTTGGTAGGTGAGATATTAGGTGATGATTACAATACCTATGATAGTCTGTATAAAGGTGATGAATCAAAGTTAGCCAGAGAAGCTGCTGGTAAATTACTTGCTAAACACTTATTACAGTCTGAACCCATCCCTTCTTCATCTTATAAATCCCTTCTGGAGAGGTTTATCAATGCTGTAAAAAATTTCTTTAGAGGATTAGGGGCTTCACAGTTCCAAAAAGCAATGCTTGAAGCAGAGAGTAGCTTTAGTAAACTGGCTGGTGATATTCTTACTGGACAGATGGATGAAGCTATTAATGTTGAGAATATTAGTACCTCTGAGGCATTCTATTCCACTACTGAAAGGGTAGATAGGGATAAGGCTTTGTTACAGAAGATTATAGATAATGAGTTGAAGAGGCTCAAGATTTATGAAAAGAGAAATCCTAACAGTCAATTTAGTGCCAATCAGAGGTTATTAATAGACAGGTTAGAGCTGGAATTAGCAGATAATAGTGAGATTGAAGGTATCTATATGTTCCTTGATAATGCACTTGAAGAGCTAAGGAAAGTTAGTAGTAGACTTGAGGTATTGAGAAATACTCCTGCAACCAATCTTAATGAAAGGGCTGGGGTACTCAGGGACATCAGGAACTATATGTACAGTTATAAGAGGATAGCTGATTCAGTGAGAGAGGCTCTCAGAGAGGAAGAGAAGTCCACAGACAATAGATATGGTCAAAGGGTAAGGGTTGCATTAGATAATGTCACTACAATGCTTAATGACCTTGCAGTGGACTACAATACAATCTCCATGCCTTTATTTGTTGATTTCATCAAACCTTTTGTAGGAGATAACCTTGTGGTTCCATTTGGAAAGTACAAAGGAAAGACCCTTAATGCAGAAGAGTTGGTTAAAGTAGCTGATGAGGATATTTCTTTCTTTGACAGATGGCTGGATAGTATGGCAGATAGTTCTGATTATATGTTGAAGATTATGGACCAAGCTGTTAAAAAGAGCAAGGAACAAGCCAGATTGAAGACTATTGATATTCAGAAGGAACTACAAGCTGCCACTATTAAACTTGAACAGGCTGGTGTGAAAGATACTGAGTGGATGTTTGAGAGAGATAGTAAGGGTAATCTGAGTGGTAATTATATCAGTGAGATAAATCATGCTCTATTCAGGGAGAGAATGAGAACTATGTTCCAAAGTCTTAATGAAAAGTATGGCAGAAACCCTGTAGGGGAGAATGCTGATAAATATAATGAAGAGAGGCAGAATTGGTTCAATGCCAACATGGAAACTGTAGATGGAGTTAGACAACCTAAGAAATCCATTTATGAAAGTATGGAGTTCAGAAGGCTTAATAAAGCCCAGAGAGAATATTATACTACTGTGATGGATATTAAGGCTAAACTTGATGCTCTACTTCCTGATAAATATACAAAGCTGAATAGTGCTGTAAAAATTAGGAAAGACTTAGTTGAAAGGGTTAAAAGCTCTGAAAGTGTGAAGTCTGGTGCTCAACAAGTTTGGGAAAGTATCAAGGATAATTTCATTAGGAGAACTGATGATACAGACTTTGGAGACAAGGCAACTGTAAAAGACTTTGAGGATAGAGGGGTACAAATGTTACCTATCTACTTTACAAAGCTCAAGAAGGGAGAAAGTGCTAATGACTTATCTACTGATATAGTAGGTACTATGACTGCTTATGCAGCAATGGCTAATGATTTTGATGAAATGAATAAGGTCATTGATGTTCTTGAAGTTGGTAGAGATATGCTGAGAGAAAGACAGGTTACTCAAACAGAAGGTGGTAAACCTATGGTTGAGAAATTTAAGGCAGTAGGTAGAAAGGTTGAGAGTAAACTAACTAAGACAGGAGACAAGTCAAGGTTTATGGAAAGACTGAATGACTTCTTTGAAATGCAGGTATATGGAAGATATATGGCAGATGAAGGAACATTTGGTAAGACTAATATTGACAAGGGAAAGGTAGCTAACTTTATTAATAGAATGACTTCTATGAATAACTTGGCATTGAATGTCCTTTCAGGTGTTTCCAATGTGGCTACTGGTAAAGTGATGATGAGAATTGAGTCTTTCTCAGGAGAGTTCTTTAATGAAAAGAATACTTTAAAAGCTGATAGAACCTATGGTAAGGAATTACCATCATTCTTAGCTCAGTTAGGTGATAGGGTAAAGACCAATAAGTTAGCTTTATGGGATGAACTATTCAATGTAATGCAGGAATATGAACAGGATACAAGAGAAGTCAACTTTGATAGGAAGACTTGGTTCAGTAGAATGTTTGGTACATCAGCTCTATTCTTCATGAATAATGCAGGTGAACACTGGATGCAGAATAGAACTTCTCTTGCTTTGGCTGATGCTTATAAAATGAAGGCTCCTAATGGTAAGTTAGTAAGTCTATGGGATGCTTTTGAGGTTGTACCATTAGATAGTAGTAATAAGAAGTTAGGTGCTAAATTACAGTTAAAACAGGGTTATACTAAGGCTGATGGTTCAGCTTTCACTCAAGAAGATATAATCAAGTTCAGTAGAAAGAGTGCAGCTATTAATCAAAGAATGCACGGTATTTATAATAAAGCTGATAGAAGTGCAGTACAAAGATTGGCTATTGGTAGGTTGGGTATGATGTTCAGGAAATGGATTAAACCCTCTCTCAATAGGAGGTTTAAATCAGCTACATATAACTATGACCTTGAGGCATGGACAGAAGGTTATTATCTTACTACTGGCAGGTTTATGAATGCCCTATTCCAAGACCTTAGAAAAGCTCAGTTTGATATTGCAAGTAAGTGGAATGAAATGACTCCCACAGAACAGGCAAATGTCAAGAGAGCATTGACTGAGGTAGCCCACTTCCTTGCAGTAGCAGCAGCTATTGGATTGATAGAATGGAGTGATGATAAGGATAGACCTTGGTTAGTCAAGATGGTTGAGTATCAGTTGAGAAAGTTATACACTGAATTAGGTGCTCTTACTCCTACTCCAGAAATGGTTGGTGAAGGTTTGAGGATATTAAAGTCTCCTGCTGCTGGTGTAAATACAGTAGAAAAGACTCTTAATCTTATTGACCTAATGAATCCAATGAACTATGAAACATTCAATGGAGAAGATGCTATACTTAAGTCTGGACCTTATAAAGATAAGTCTAAAGCTCAACAGAGCTTACTTAAGTCTCCTCTTGCTCCTATGTATAATACAGTTCTAAGAGGTATCTTTATTGAAGACCAGATACCATTCTTTAAACAATAATTTTAAATAAAAAAAAGTTATGAGTGATTTTAAAACAAGATTAGTAGAAGAACAAGTTCAACTTGAAGATAAATTAAGTAAGTTGAAAAGTTTTATTGAGGGTGACAAGTTTGAAAGTATTGATGATACTCAAAAAGCTTTATTAAAAGTGCAAGCTAATGCAATGAGTACTTATAATCAATGTCTGAAGGAAAGACTGAAAAGGTTGTAAACAATAAAGGGGAAGTAGTAATTTACTTCCCCTTTTTATTTACACCTTATAAAAAATTTAAACCTCATGTTTGAAGCTATGAACATCTGATAGCTTGTTCTCTTTCCTCTTGTGAGATAGAGTTCCACATTTCTTCTGTCCATCCCTTCTTTTCAAGTGCTTCCCTTGTCTCAGTCTCAATACTACTGAAATCCATTGAGGATTGTACCCCCTCCTGATTTCTCATCTCTTGAAGAGATGGTATTTTATAGGTTATGTTAGAGTAATGTCCTTCATTAATATTCCTGTAATATTCAGTAAGAGAAGGTCTTAGATTGTTCCAATTAGTTACCTTAGCAAACAATTCCTTGAAGAAATTTATTATCTTAGTACCTAAAGATTGAGTGTCTTGAGACATCACATATTCCCTGAAACCTTCTGCCATTGCTTCTTCAAGTTGTGAGTTACTTAAGTCTCCATAAGTTCTCTTAGCTTCTTGAAGTAATTCATCCCTAAGTGTAGGTTCTGTGAGTAAGTGGAATACTGCATGAAATGCTTCATGATATGTAGTTCCCTCAGCAGCTATATCACTTAAAGTAATAATACCATCACTAAATTGACCCCATGCTAATGCACCAGTCTTGGCTACTCTAATAAGACCATTAGTAACTACAACCCTCTCACTCTCACTTAATTGAGGTAGAACCTTATTTAACCAAGCTAATTCCTTATCTTTATCCCATATAGGTCTTGATAAATCATCAACTTGTCTTAATTCAAGTACATCTTCAAACTCTTCATCAACCTGATTAATAGCCTGTTCTTTAGCTACAGTTGAAGCTGCACCATTAGATTCTCCCTGATTAATAGTAGCAGGGATAATAGGCTTCTCAATCTTAACTGGTTCAGTAGAAGGAGTATAAAGTAAAGTACTTTCCTGAGACATATCTACAACTCTCTGAGGATTACCTTCCAGTATCTTCTTTATATTGTTCTTAGCCTCAGTCTCACTATATGACAATACAGCATTCTTTACTAAAGCAATAGTATTACCATTAGGAAATACTGCATAGAAATCATTAGATGCAACATGTGCAGGTTGATTTCCAAAGCCTTTAGTAATATTAGGAACCTTAGTCATATATACCTCAACTCCATTCACCTTTCCAATAGGACTTAGATAACCTGTATGTAACTTTCCATCTCTCAAGAAGTAACCTACTTTACTATCTGACATACTATAGTCTGGTAGAACATTGTTTACAGGCTCTCTTGTTTCCCATGTACTGTTGAATATAGGTAAGCTACTATTAGTATTACTCACTTCTGGAGTGGCTATACTACCAACTAAAGGAACATTCACAGATGAATCATAGTTAAGAAGAATACCCTTCTCCTTATTTACTCTACTAACATCATCCTTATTATACTCAAGTACAAAAGGTAATATAGCTAAAGTAGTGATAGGAGTATGATATTGAGATTCAAATAAGTTCTTGTAAGCACTCAATTGTTTAGTATAATACTGCTCCTGACTCATTGTTTGGGTATTAGATTTATTCTTGAAGTAATTAACCTTTCTACCATTCTTATCAACAAAGTCATAGAAACTATATCTACTTGTCTTAACATCATATATCTTGAAGTTTCCATTAGCATCTACAGAGAGAATATCTACCTCACCAGCTACCCTGTTTCCATTCTCATACTTATTGAAGAGTACTATATTATTAGTAAGGAATGTTTCACCCCTTGCTTCAATATTGCTCTTAATTTCAGTAAGAGAAGTAACCAAATCATTAAATGCCTGTTCAGACATATTACTTGGTTTAACTGGCATCTCACTTGATGTGAAGAAGTTCCTGATTACACTATCTACAGAAGTACCTGCATCTAATGCTCTTTGTGAATTAGTTCCAGACATCTTATCTCTCACTATATTCACAATAGTATCTCTGCTTCTTGCATCTATCTTACCCTCAAAGGCTGTAAGGTCTACACCATAATGGTTACTTAAGTTCTTAAGATAGTTATTGAATTGTGTTACATTGTCTGCATTCTTTGAGAGATTAACTCTTAAATCCTGTAGAGCTTTAGTTTGCTTAGGAGACTCAATCCAATTACTTCCTAATACTGAATGTACCCTCTTATATTCATGGTACTCACCATCATCCTCAAGGATATAATAGAACTCACCATCAGTTCTTGTCTTATCAACCTTAGCTTGGTTCTCTGCAATCTGGTCTATAACCTTCTTAGAGTCAGCTACAGTCTTCTTTCTATCAGCTAATTTCTGTTTGAATTTATCTGATGCAGCACCAGTTACATACTGACCTGTATTTCTATTCAGAACCTTACCATTAGGAAGAAGGGTGATACCCCCCATCATCATAGAACCATTCTGAGCATCCCCATAGTTTTCTTGTATATAAGCCAAGTCAAAGAAAAATTGCTGCATGGAAGTATTATACATTCTTGTTATATCTTGACCTTGGTCATTTCTGATAGTATTGGTTTTCAAATCCACATATATATCTATACTTCCAAAAAGTTCACTATATGGTAATGTTACTTTTGTTCCAGAGATAGCACCTTCTGTACCTCCTACAGGAGTTTGTATCTTTCTACCTTCCTCAGCCTTAACTGATGCAGGATTTAGAGCTTGCTGTAAGTTGCCTTGTATATCAAAATAATCTGTTGTAAACCAGTTACTTTTTACACTGGCATCTATTATATTGGATGTCATTACTCCAGAAGAGAGTAACATGTTATTGTAGCCTCCCTTATTAAGCATACCTAAATTCACCTGTAATGGAAGATTGAATGCCATTAAAATGTTTTGTATTTCACTGGCTACTTCCTGTGAATCTCTTGTATCAGGTTGAGTTTTAACACCATCTCCACCTAATTCATAGAGAACATTAGGGTCCCATCTTTCAGTTAAGAATACAGTTCTTGCATCTTCTCTTCTGACTCTCTTACCATCTACTTCATCATAGATTTCATTCTTATTAGCATCTCTCTGAACCTTAGTAAACCTGATACCATTACCATTCTTACCTTGTACATAGTCAATATGAACATCACCAATATATAGACTTCTTGCCAAGTCTTTTACTGCATTATTAACATCTTCCTCTGTAAAAGCATTAGCTAAAGCATCAATACTCTTCTTTATATTCTTATATAAAGGAGTTGAGTTAATAGTAACATCCTCTGGATTATACTCACTTTCATTGAAGTGCTTAACCCTTACAGCAGCAGGACTATATTTACCAGCAGCATTAGGAATAAGGATATACATCCTACCTTCCTTTTGGCTCATATCCATTGGCTTAGTGATTAAATCATCACTGATTCTACCATTAGTAGATAGGACACCATTCTTTACAATACCAAAGATAGAATTTGAAGATACATTAGGTATTTCTCCCATGTTTCTTTCTTCTGTACTATAAGGTATTCTACCAACCATTATCTGAGATACTCTTGTAGTAGGAGTAGCTATAAACTTCTTATCCTTTCCAGTCTGATTGAACTCTTCTTTTACTCTTTCAATAAGACCTGATAAACCTTCATATCTATCTACTACATACTGACTTTCATCTAATGAACCTACTATTTGGTTATTCCTCTTATCTACAATAAAGATTGTGTGGTCATTAAATTCAGGGTCAATCATGAAGCCAAGTTCATCACCTGCCTTTAGATTACCTTCATTTACATAACTGAAAGCTCTATTATCTCTAAGATAGTTATAAAGTTCATCAAAGTTTAAGTTCTCTTTCTCTGCAACTACTACATTGAAAGGTCTGAAATCTCCATCCTTACTTGCATTGATATGTAATTCAGGAATAGTAGGTCTATAATACTGCCTTTTACCCTTTGTATCCTTATCTAATGATTGAGGAGTAGGAGCATTTTCATTGGCTTTCTTATTTTCCTCAGCTACCATTTGAGGAGTAATATTACCTACAGGAGGTTCATAAGTATCAACTGGTCCAGCATTAACTGGTGGAACTGTTGTTGTACCACTATCTCCAGTTGTATCTTTTGATGTGGTTCCTTTTGTACCATCTGTTCTCTCAACTGGCTTTAGATACTCAGAAGGGAACCTTGCTTTGAACCTCTGGTCATTATTAACCTCACTCATTGCAGATAGAAGACCATATTGAGCCTCAGCAAAATTCATCATATTCAAATCATCTGGTAGATTTTCATCATACAGACTCTCTGGATTATTAATGAATACTGAGTTAGGATTAGCCATTTCCTCAAGATTATTAGCATTTTCATGTTGAGTTCTAAGTAGTTCTTGTGCATTAGCCTTAGCCTCGGGAGAGATAGGTTGCCTATCTATTGCCCTGCTTACTTCACTATTATACATTTGAACTTCCTTATAGTCCTTAGCCATCTTATTACCTTCATTCTCAAGTTCATCAAGAATCTGTTGTCTTTTAGATGAATCAGGCTCATTATTCAATGCTTCTCTAAATTCATTAAGGTTAGTAGCAGCTAATGCTGCATCCTTAGTCTTGGCTATCTCCTGTTTTTCATTTTCCCTTATGATATTCTCTCTTTGTCTCTCTTGTTTTTGTGCAAGAGCTTGAGGATTTCTAAGATAAGTATCATACTTGTCAATAAAATCAAGTCTTCTTTCAGCTATCTTATGTAGGTCATTAACCTCATCAATTATATCCTGTTTATTAGGGTCAGTCTGTAATGCCTTGTCTAATAAAGAGATGTAAGATTGAGCTTCTTTTGAATCAGCAAGTTCATTAATTAGTCTTACAGGAGAGAAGTTTAAGAAGTCTGATAACCTATTAATCTTATTCTCATCACTATTACTAATAAACTCTCTATCCATAGAGGCATCAAGTACTCCTTGAAGTCTGTCCTTTATATCTTCATGTACTGACTTAAACCTGTTTTCAAGGTTGTCAATATTTGAGAAGTAATAAGTCATTTCTTCAAGACCATCTTCATCAAAGTAATCCCCAATCTTAACTTGTAAGTCCTGACTAATCTTTCTGTAGTTATCTACAGCTTCCTTAGTCTCTTGAGTCTGCTTTTGAATCTGTTCAATTACTTCTGCATCAGTCATATTATCATATACTGATGTACCAGTTTCCTGATTAGTAGTGAGTTGTCTTATTTGTTCAACATCTTCTTCCCTTACATTACCAGCTTCCTCAATTATATCATATAGGTCATTGATTCTTCCTGCCTTCTCAAACATGATAACATCACTAATAAGCTGGTTGTGTTCAGCATTCTTAAACTCAAAGTTATCATTATTATCAGCAGCTTCATCCATTTGTTTTTGGTAAGCATTATGTCTGATAGCTGATTGATAGTAGTTAAGGAACTCAGGTGATTGTACTCTATTATTAAGTTGAGCTACAATAGCATCATCTTGTTCACTTCTCTCTCTTATCTCTTGAATATCTTCCTTAATACCACCTTGCAGATATACTGGGGATTGGAAACCACCTTCACTATTCCTTGCACTTCTAAAGCCCGGAATACCAACTAAACCAGTTAAACCACCAATGAAACCCTCTTCCCATCCTTCAACAGTACCATAGGTTTGCTGAATAGCTTTTGCAGTAGCTTGTAACCAGTCAATAGTTTCACTCTCTGCATCTGGGTCTATCTTGGCTCCATAGAAATCATTAAGTTCAGAAGCATATTTATATCCTGCAACTTTACCTGCAACAGCCTGTCCCATTTCTTCATAAGGACCTTCTGCAACACCTTTACTTGCAATCTTCAAAGCATTTCTAAGTACAGAAGGTTTAGCTGCACTATAACTTACAGTACCATCCTCTGCAACTGTCCTTAGTATCTGACTACCTTTCTTAGCTGTATTATATCCACCTGCATAGAACTTACCAAACTGCCAAGCATCTGATACAGTAAGTAATGGAATATTCAGAGCAAAGTCTATATTACCCATCTTAGCCCTATCTTCTGATAGTTTCTGTAGCCCACCTTTGTAATCAAACTTAGCATCTACTCTTGCCTGTAACATAGCTTGTCCTTCTGGAGTGAGAACTTGCTCAAAAGACTTTCCATCAGAAGAAATCTGATATTGTGCAAATTGAGGGAACTCTCTAAGCATGGCTTCTTGCTCTTGTGCTGCTACTTTAGCTTGTGCATCATCCAGTTGTTGTTTATGAAGCTCAAACCAGTCTTTACTATTCTGTATAGCTTCAATTCTTGCTTCACCTAATGCACCTGAGAAAGCACCTGTTAGCTTAAGAGTAGGCTCAGCCATCTTAAGTTTCTTAGCATCTCTTGCCAATTCATCAGTAAGCCTTACACCATCAAGGAATAAATCTCCTTCTCTGTAAGCCTGTAAAGCTGCATTAGGATTAAGAGCTTCACCTGAGGCTGTAACTGCACCTTTAAATGCCTGTCTTGCTTTATTAAGACCAAGTAATCTTGAGGTTGCACCAGCACTAATCTTACCAGAGTAGGCAGCACCAACAGCAAAACCTAAGTTCTTAAGGAACTTATCTCCAATGAAGTTAGCTGAGAATATGTTCTCATACCAAGGGTCATTCTTCTCTGCATCAGTATAGTAATTAGGCAGAACTGATTCTGACCATTCATTTACTTGCTGCATTGCATTTAAGAAAGGATTATCCCAGAACCCTGAGAATGTTCCTGTAGCTGCTGCATTACCTAAACCTACTATAGTACCAATTATACCATCAGCAAAGGTAGTACCTGCAAGAACAGCACCCTTAGCTAAACCAGCTCCTATTTGGGCATACCAAGGTTGCATCTCACCTCTTGTATTAGCTAAGTTATCAAGTTGGGTCATAGATGTGATGTCTTCATCATACATACTATCATTTACTCCAACAAAACCTACCTCTTGAGGTACAGCCCTTTCTAATGCCCTATTAGAGACTTGCTTATATTCCTCTATATTATTAATAAGAGGAACATCCCTAAGAAGTCCTTCCTGCTTTAGTGCATCTATACTTTTAATTCCCTTTAACCCACCTACTCCTTGTGTAGATGGGTCTTGGATTTGTTGATTATTTGCCATATTCTTCTACTCTAATTTAGAATCTGTATTACTTTGTCTCTTAGCAAGTGTATTGAACTTACCATAGATATAATTCATCATAGTTTCAATGTACTTCTGAGCTTCTACATCATAGCCATTCTCAAGAAGTACATTAATATTCTTCATATATCCTGATACATTTCTATCTGCATCATCAATTAACTCAGGGTCAATAACTGCTGATTTAGTCTTACCATCCTTAGTAGCATTGATTATAAGTCCAACCTCTGGGTCATAACTTATATCATTGTCACCAGTGAAGTAATCTGAGATATTCTTTAACTTAATAGGGTCTCCCTTCCTATTATCATCAAGTTCATAAAGACCAGTTGATTCTGTAGCTGCTCCTAAGGTTCTTGCATTCTCCTTAATAACCTGTGATATTAAATCACTCTGAGTTATATCAGGTTTATATATAAAGTTCCTTACAGCACTACTCCTAATATCAGCTTGTAACTTCTGTTCAAGTTGGTCCACACTACCATCTTTCATATCATACTTCTTGATTATCTGTTGAAGTCTTTCTGCATTAGGTTTAACCTTATAAGGAACACCACCTCCAACTACAATACCATATTGAGTTGCATGACCTTGAGTATATCTCTCTTCCTCTTTATTAACCAACTCTGGATTAGCTCTTAGTTGTTGTATGAACTTAAGTTCATCATTAAGTTCAGTAGTCTTCTTGTCCCCATCTACTTTAGTCTTAGGTACTGCCCTAAAGACTTTAGATTGAGTTCCTTCTGTCTTACCTTTCTTAATTGCAGCTAACCTTTCCTGCATTGCATAGTCATAAGCCTTATTAGATAGTTGTTGATATTGAGTTTCACCAACTGCATTCCACAAGCCTTGTCTTGCATAATCATAAGCCCTGTTAAGGATATTCTCATCATTCCAATTCTTGATGCCAGAACTTCCTACTGCATCTTCTACAATACCTTGAAGTATAGGAGAAGCCTCAGGATTATTCTGTACAGCCTGCATAATTTCCTCAGGTCTGAATCCTTTCTGCATGATAGTTTCATAGTATTGATTACCTAAGATTGTTCTCCACTTTCTTGGGTTCTCTCTTACTTCCTTAGCCAAATTCTGTGCAGCAGTACCCACTTGTTTGGATAATAGTGCTCCAGAATAGGATTGTGGTGATAGAGCTGGGTTAGATATAAGTTCATCTAAGGAAAGTGTAGAAGCAGGTCTATCAAATAGTAGTGTACTATCCTGAGCCTGTAATTTCCTTTGTTCATCTACTAACTCTTGTCTTCTCTTATAAGCCTGTTCTATAGGAACAATCTCAGAAGAGTATCTTCTTTTCATATCAATCAATCCTTGCCTACTTGCAGGAGTAAGTCCTTGTTTAGCTAATGACTCAGCTTGTTTAGCCAAGTCATTAGAATATTGTTTGTACATTGCATAAGCCTGTGGGTCTGTCTGTTCATTAGCCATCTTATCAAAGACATCTGCTTTAGTTCCTAATTCATCCATACCCTCTTGAATAGTATTATATTCTTGAGTGTATGCTTGAAGTGGTTGAAGCATTTCCTGATAAGAGAATGGTCTGAACTTAGCACCACTTACAAAACTGAAATTAGCCATAAGTCAATCCTTTCTTCTTTTTAGTTCTTACTTTACCACCTTTAGCTTTCTTAGTTCCTCCAGTGTATTCTCCTTTGGTATTCATCTTAAGAACACCTGATTTAGCTAATGTATCAAGCCAGTTAGCTTGTTCATTTTCCCATCCCATATCACCTAAACCTTGTAAGAAGTTAGTTATATTAGCACTCCTTCTTGCACTATCTTGGTCTTTAATACCCTGTCTTAATTGAGCAGCAGTAGTAGCCTGTCCTAATCTTGCTCTCTTAGCTGCATTTCTTGATTCTGCATTAAACATTGAAGCCTTAAGTCCAGTCTCAGTATTAAACATGTTAGTACCTCTATTGAATGCCTCAACTCTTTCTCTCAACTGTTGATTATATTCCTCTGCTTGTCTTGCTAAATTACCCATGTTTTGACCATAGTTATAATCAGCAGCAAGTATTCCAGCTTGAGCATTAAGCCTGTTACCACCTGAGGTATTCATCAAACCCCTTCTTGTAGCAGCAGCCTGTTGATTCATCTTGCTGATATAGAAGTCCCTGTCTAAAGGTCTATAAGATAGATAGTTTCCAATAGGAGCATATCCTGCTGCCTCAGCACCTAAATCTACTCCACTGATTAAATCAGCACTATCATAGTCTGGTTTACTGAATAAATCTGATAGACTTGCTAAACCTGAACCTATAATTGGTGCATACCTTGTCCAAGTCTGCCTATTACCATTATTACCTTCTGGAGCTATTTCACCAGTTTCTCCTGATTGAGCCATAAGAGCTTCAAGCTCTTCAACACTCATTGGGTCTTCCAAAGCTAAGCCATAAGGATTTGTATCACCACCATAAGCAAACATACTTGGGTATTCATTTCCTTCCCTATGGGCTTCCTTTCTTTCCCTTGCTTCCTCTTGGGCAGCAGCTATTCTTTCCATAGCAGCTTGTAATCCCTTAGTACTTAGAGGGTCATTAGGTCTTTCTTCACTTTCTCTTTGTGCAGATTTAGCAGCCTTAGCAAAGGTTTTACCTCTTAACTTGTATTCCTTTCTTATATCATCAGGTATCTCCATTCTATCTGAGAATACATAATCATCATAAACTACTTCACCTTGCTCAACTAAGTTAGGAGCACCTTCTGGGTCAACTCCTATTTGTATTCCTTGATAAGGATTTTCTTCATGAGAACCCCCTTCATCAATAAATGTAACTCCATTAGTAAAGTCTCCACCTTGTGTATTCAACCATCCTCCAAAAGCATTCCAATTCCTTGCATTCTGTGCAAAAGTAGCTCTCTTTCTTGTAGTAGGGTTAGAACTATTCTTTCCTCTCCTAATACATGCTTCTGTTACTTTACCTCCACAGTACTCAGTAAACTTACCTCTGTTTTTCTTCTTGATATGAATACCACCACCATCCTTAGCTATATTAGCTGCTTGGACAGTTTGTTCAGGTTCTTGTTGGAACATTCCTTGTATTCCTTGTGTAAAGGATTGATTGAAATTGTTACCTACTACACTATCAAACAGACTTCCACCAAAAGCCTTTAGTGAAGGATATTTAGCAAGAACCTTTCTTCTTACACTCTCTTTACCATGCAATCCAGCTAATCTGAGTGCATCTCTTGCATCAGCTTTAGTTGGTATTGGGTAACTTCTGTGAGGTCCTGCAAAGTCTCCAGAAGGAACAGATGGATAAGGCTTTTTCTTAGAACCATAGTTTTTCTCTCTGGATAAGCCACCACCTTCTGCAAAAGCATTATATGTATTCATCTCTGGTAATGCTTGGAATGAATTAGGAAGAGAGGTCAATCTTTGTTTAGCAATTGCACTCATCTCTTGATTATTTAAGTACCTATTATCAAACTCATAGCCTGTTGCACCACTACCAAATTCAAGTGGACCACCATAAGCAGAGAAGTTTGCTAACATATTAAAGTCATTTTGTGTATCTATGTTATCAGCTCTTGTCTCAAAGGAAGTTAGTGCTCTCTCATTAGCTTCTTTAGCCTCTTTATTTAATTTTTTGGCTTTTCTCTTGGCTTTTCTATTACCACCAAGCCATCCACCAATAGCACTACCAAGACCTACTACACCACCTACAATAGCTCCAATAGGACCACCTACAGATGCTCCAGCAGCAGCTCCTTGACCAGCAGCTCCAATAGTATTAGTAATCCTCTGACCAGTACTTCCACCTCTGACATCTTTCCATGAATAGTCATCTTTCACTTTATTCCATGAACCCCATTCACTCATTAAATCATCATTAGATGAAGCACCTACTACCATATTCTTTTGAGCTTTATTCTGAGCTTCAATTCCACTGGTGTCTGCTATTTGTGCATTAGATATACCAGCCTGTGCTATACTACCAACAGCACCACCAATACTTCCTATAGAACTGCCAAGATTCTCCCCTTTAAAGGCATTTGAGAATTGTTCTGAGGGTTGCTGTCCCCAACTTTGACCCCCAGTGTCAAATATATTAGGAGGCATCTTGCCTCTTCTCTTAATTTTTTTCTTAGCCATAGTATAATTAATTTTGTTGCAAATGTATATAAAGTTATTGAATAAACAAAGCCTTTAATTAAAAAAGAAAGAGTCCACAAACTAAAATGTTTATGGACTCCTATTAATTATGCAAAATAGTGAATAATAGCATCATGGAACTCTGTTCTATATGTATTAGGAGTGTTCATTCCCAACTTAATATAAGCCCAAGTATTCCTTATCCTATCCCTGTTATTTACTATTGCTCTTGGTATATTAGCTCTCCATATCCTGAACTTCTTCTTTAATGGAGAAGGATGTCCAAGTAGATTAGTAAGAGGAGTAGTACCATGCTGATATTCATTCCATACATCAAGAGTATCAAAGGTTTTATTACTCATTAGGTTATCACCATCCCAACTATCAGCTCTAAACTCTACTGTATTGAATATCTTATCATTTGGTTCCTCAGCATTAGCTACAAAGGTAATACTGAATGGTTTATATTCACCAAAGAACATATTATAGTCTCCAGCAAACTGTTCCCATATCTTACCATTCTTAAAGGCATAGAAATCACTACTTACATTGAACATAGCAGGAACTCCTTCATAACTCATGAATGAAGTAAACTGGTTAATCAACTCTGAGTAACACAAGCAATGGTCTTTATAAGTAAAATACACATCATTATTATTCTTATCATAGAATGACCTATAGTTATTATAACCAACAGGTTCCCAGTTCACATGAACATTGTGAGTACTAATCCACTGTCTGAAACCTAACTTATCAGATAGACTGGTTATCTCTCCATTAAATAAGTATAGAGAGTTAGTCTCATTATCTATAAAGTATAGTCCAGAAGGAGATTCTGCAATAGACCATTTATTAGCACAGCCTATAGTATTACTTATATATCTCTTACCACTTACCTTTAATCCATTAGTAATCTCAATTGGCATACCATCAGAAGTTGGTATCTGTACTCTTGAGTTGAATAATATATTACTCAAACCTCTCCTTTGAAAACAGAATATCTCATTATTATAAGTATTAAGAGAAACTATCTCCCCCTTATCTCCATCTAAGTCAAGAGTTGTAGCTAAAGTGATATTAGTCCAAGTATCTATATCTTCACCTAATGACTTTTCTTTAGTAACAGTAATAGAATTAGGAAAATAGTTTATACTAAATCTTTCATAATCTATAGTTCTAAATGTAAAGAAATTATTCTTCTGTGAATATACTGGATTAAATAGATTAAAGTTAGTAGGACTTACAGCTAAATTATTAACCTGTCCCCTGTTCTTATCATATCTTCCATCAATATTAACTTTAGATTCACACATAAAAGATACTATATCTACAATACTATTTTGGTCTTCATTAGTATAAGCAAATGTTCTAAGACAATCATATCTTTGATAATAGGTATCACCTTCTGTATACTCAATATTTATAGAATCCCCTATTATAACTGAATCTCCTGATGGTAACCAAGTGTTGTTTAATATAGCCTCCTCAGTATCTCCTCCAAATCTATTAACTACATTATCTCTATATAATTCAGCTAACCAAAAGAAGGCTCTATTCTCATTTGTAAAATTAATACTGTCCTGATAAACAGCACCTTCTGGAGCTGTGGGATTCCAAAATGGCTTACTATTTGCTGATGGAGCAAGGTAACCATTATTATTATTCTTCATAGGAAGTATTAATTGTTTACCACTTTTAGTATAATTAAAAGCAAATACTAAATGAGGATTAGATTTATATTTCATACTAACAGGCTCAGTTCCATATTTATCTGCATCAGCTATTCTGGTTAACCAATCTTGTACTTGGTCAACTGATATAGTTTGACTTATAGCATTATTGAACAAGTCAGCAATCTTTCCATCAGTTATCCAATCCTTAGTAGTGTATATCAGATATCCATTTTTGTATATTTCAGAAATCTGTTCACTCCTATTAAATGTAAGAACTTTATCTATATTAGCATAATAATTTAAAGAACCTAAATTAGAATTAGCTTGTGCAGGGATTCTAACTAACCCCTCTGTCCAAGAATTAACAGGTGTTATACCTGTGTGATTTGCATCTCCAGAAATTTCAGCTTCCCACACACTTTGATTAGGTAGATAATTGTTCTGTGAAGCAAATTTAAGATTACTTATAATCTTTCTTTGTAATGCAGCAGCTCTTGTTCCCTCAGTAGGAACACCCATATTCATTAAAGAACCATTTCTATGCCAAGGATATACCATCCATAATCTTTCAAGTTTATCTTGTGGAGAAGGGTCTTGGAACTTAACATTATCTGACCAAAATAATCCAGCAGATAATTGTCTACCACCATAATAAGAGGTAGATATATTCATATTAGCCACCTTCCCCTTATAAAAACCAATTGCATAATTACCATAAGTAGGAGTGGAAGTAATAACACTTATATCAGATAAAGTATTAGTAAGATGAGTTGTACCAATTATCCTTAGTTTAAATTTCCCATTAGTAATATTCTGTAACCTATCATCAAATTCAACATCTGGAGAGTGCATAGTAACTATATTCTCATCTACTAAAAACTCAGAAGGAGAACCATCCACAAAATCTTTGGCATTAGTAGTACTTGGATTATAATAAGGAACAAGACCTAAAGAAGTTTGTATCTCCCATCTGGTAATTTCTGATAATGAAGCAGAACCTATAGGTTCATTATGTTGAAAGTAGGGAACTTCTCCAAATTCAGACAAGTGATTGGTTCCACTATACTCAGTTTTCCAAGTTTCAGTAGCTTGTTTGGGTCTACTAAACCATGAGGACTGTGCAAATGGAGAGTTATCTAACCTATCTTTATAGTTTGCTACAGTAGGACACAATATACCTTGACATAATATGTTTCTATCTTCTAATGTTGGAAACACTACTACACCTCTTGCATTTATATAACCTAAGTTCTTAATAGCTTGTATAGTTGTAGAATTACTTATTACAACCTTAAATCTTGGAATAAGTGTAATCCCATAAGTATCATATTGGGTATATTTGAATCTTTCAGTGCACTCATAGTCTCCTATAAATACTACTTCACTCCATTTACCTTTATTATCCTGAAATTGAATACCCAATCTATAAATTTCTCCCTTTTGGAATCCTTTTATTCTTGAATCATAATTTAAATCATAATTACTATTATACTGAGTATTAACATTCCATTCAGATTCTATAACATCATCTAATCCCCCTAATATAGTTGTAACAATAGAATCAGATTTAATTTGATTCTTTAACTCAGTGGAAATAAGACTTCTTTTTAATGTATAATTACCTAAGAATAATGTATTATCCTTCTGAGTCATAGTATATGGAGCTATTTCCTCTCCTCCAACATATAGTAGCAAAGTTGGGTCTACTATCTCCCCAGTAGTTCCAGTATCTACATAAAGTTTAGTATCAGTAGCTAAATCAGCTACTTTTCTAACAGTAGGAGTAGCATCTATAGATGTTCTATGTATTGAATATACTCTTATGAAATCATAGGAACTATCAAGTTCTGTAAAGTTAATTTGGAATGAACAACTTACAGTCTCTTCTGGAGAAGCCCCTCTGTCACTATAAGCAATATACAATAAAGGAGAAGTTCTAAATATATTTGTTTCTTTACCATACTTATTATAATAAGTAAAAGCATATTGAATTACTCCTTGACCAAAAGCACCACTTCCATTAACTTTAGAAACTTCTATTTTACTTGAAGTGTGTATAGTTCCTACAAAGTCAAAATCATCAGCATTATTATAATCATCCTTAGTTATATTGATAACTCTGGCTTGATTTAAACCATCTACCCAATAAACTTTCTGAATGTTATTATTCTCATATACACTAATACTCTCAATTGGATAGTCTGTACTAAAGTTCAGATTACCAGAGAATAGAAGTAATGTCTCAAAATAAGTACCCTTATTCTCAAGTCTGTAGATATTATCATTTGTACCTTTTGTAAAGAGGGTCACATAATTATTAAGCACATTCTGTCCAAGTAATACTCCATCAATAATTACAGGGTCTCCAGAAGGAGATTGTAATGGTATCTCCTTATTACCTCTTTCATTAGTAACTGACAAGAGAGTATTATTATCTCTTGCAGTTATTCTAATGTTCTGAGCATCAAAGGCATACTCTGGATTGAACTTAGAGACTGATAAGTCTCTCTGCATCCCTTTGAAAAAATGTTGTTCTTTCTTTAGTGCCATATTAATGTACTCTTATATATTCCTTGTCTCCTAAGTTCTTGAATCCTCTTCTGAACTCAGTTACTCTTGGAATAAGTTGATTCCACATATTAGTGATAGCTTCCATTTCTGATACAGAAGGAATCACAAATTCATTATTACATTGACCTGCCTTGAAAGCATACTCTTGTTGAGTATTATTTAGTACAGCAGGACTTATCTTACCCATATCAAAAAGGATAGTAAACCATTCTTTCTTGATGTATAGTTCCAGTGCTTTAAGGAAGATAGAGTTATCTGGAATTAAAGGAAGACCTTCATCATCCAACATAATAGCTTTATAACTAATATCCACCTTCTCATGTCTTATTGAAGTAAATATCACTCTACCTTGTGTCTTGAAAGAAGGCTCTCCTCTCTCATACCAATCTCCTTCCTTATGGTCATGAGTAGGATAGGCATTGAAATTATCAGTCATTGCCCTAAGTGCTATTCCATTCTTATGTAATCTGACCTGATTAATAGAGATTAAATCACAGGGAAGTTCACCTCTGTACTCCTTAATATCTATAGTTTCTATCTTATCAACATAGACATTAGGAAGTCCCATTGCACTAATAAAGTCCAATGTATATTGAATAGCTGTCTCAAGATTGAGGTCAGTAAGTAGTGGGTGTCTTAGTAATCTGTCAAGCACTACTCTTATATTTACATAGCTAACATTATTAACCATATCTTAATTTCCTTTCTAAGTAAGGAGCATCTATTAAACCCTCCTTTATTCTTTGTTTAAGTCTTATCTTTAAATCTTTATTGAATAAGAATTCATAATAAGATTTATTGTTATAAGTAGCTGACTCTCTATTGTAATATACCTTAAAGATTTCATTCTCTTCTACTCTAACTAATGTCTTATCTTTAAAAGCCTCTTCATCTTCATACCAGAGTTCAAGTGTCTTATCCCAGTCTATAGGAAGGTTAGTATGAATCTTTCCATCCATTCCTAACCTCACTCTCCTATTATACTTTCTTACCTCAATAGTACCCATTGATTTAGGAAGTCTGACATCATTACCCATTAATAATTCATCAACCAAAAGTAAGTTTATCTTTCTTATGATAGCAAAGTATTGTGACTCAGTAAGAACATATTCCTTACTATCAGGTTTATTCTTTCTGTAATACTTATATCCATCATATACACCCAATGAATTCCTTACTTTGTACTCTCTTGGTTGATTGAGCTTTCTTACCCTCCTTTTAAATTCTCCCAGTGTCTCCATCATCTCTTATTCAAATCATCCAAATCATCATGAGCATTATTATCTTCATCCTTAGGACTATACTCAGGACCTCTTAATTCTTTCACTACTAACTCTATAAGTGGAGGAACTAAAGCATCTTCTATTGGAAACTCCTTATCCTCTAACTTACATATTGCACCATCCTCTTCTGGACAAGCCATTTCTGATGCTTCTTTAGCATCCTCAAAGATTGCATTGAAACTTACCTTTTCAAGATGCAGGAATTGAGGATTCCATGACTTGAAGTACAGATACCCATCAGGAGCTTTTGAACAGTAGATTATATTTCTCAGGAACTTATTATAACCTACATATCTCATTCTATCTCTACTTATATAAGTAATCTCACCTTGATAGAAGTCCATAGGATATACTCTTGGATTACCTATCATCATAGTAGTAGGAACCTTATTCTTACTTCTTAAATAGGAGCTACCTTCACAAGGTTCTCCACTAATAGCTGGAACCTCAATAAGGTCTAAACATATACTCTGATAGTCACTATCTGGTATCTGTTTCTTTATGTCTGAATATCTCTGTTTCAGTAAGAATGACCTATACTTTACAAGCAGAAATATAACATGGTCTGGAGTGTAGTATGAATCATCAGAACTCAACTTAAGTTCATCCAATACCATATAGATTAACTCATTGTATGTCATATTATTAATTATTTAGTTATACTTTAAAACCCTTGCAAATATAGAATAAATTATCTACACTTACAAGGGTTTTACTATTTTTATATTCAGGGTATAAAGATTATGCTTCTACTCTAAAGTTATCATCCTCAGTACTTCTTAATATACTATCCTCTGTTATTCTTGGTACAAATGTTCTATTGTTAGAATGAACCAAAGTATCATAGCTCTCAAACATTGGAAAGTCTATCATACAAGTACTTCCTGCCAGACAGTATAGTGCATTGACTATATTCCTGTAATCATCTTGTGTTACATAATAAGACATTTCTCCTGCTAACATTTCTTCCATGAAGAAGAGAACTATTATCTTATCTACATCACTGTACTTCTTATATCCAAATTGAGATAGAGTAGTAAAGTATCTTGTGATGGCTTCCTCAGATATTTCAAGCATTTTATCCATAGCATCCACAATTAGAGGTTGGAGACTTGCAATTATTCTTTATGAAGAACTTATTCCAGTACTTGATAGCCTGTGGATAGTTTCCTGTTCTAACACAAAGTTCAATTGCCTTTAACTTAAGTATCATATCAATGAAACCCTTTGGTATATTACAATCACATTCTACTTCCTTTAGATACTTGAGAGTCTGTTTGTATATAGGTTGTAAATTAATTACAGTACCTAATATTTGGTCCTTATCAAATCCACATGGAGTATCAGTTGATGGAGTACCTTTAGACTTTACATACACAAAGAACACAGTACTGCAAGGAGAAACCTTTAAGTCTTGAATATTTAATTCAAGTCTTACATTCTTCATTTGTTGTGTACCATAAGTGAAACAGTATGATTCATCTTCCTCAACTCTTACTGGATTGCAATTACATTGCTCAGGAAGAGAATAGGTTAAATCATAGGCATCCTCTACATTATATACATAAAGAGGATTGTCACTTGGTCCATTCATCACAAAAGTATCTTGGGTATCAATGACTATACTATCTAATAGGACATCCTCAAAGTAGTCCTGATTATCTACAGATACATCTATAATAAGGAATCTGTTATCTTGTGTTATTCTTAATTCATTAAAATGTAGCATAGTTCATATTTTTAATTGATAAAAAAAAAGGAGCATAGTTAATTCTATGCCCCTTCTAATGCTATATCACTTAGGATAAAGTAGCAATTGTAAGCCCTGATGCAGTATTGATAGCATCAATTAGAGCATTCATTGCAGTGTGACTACCATCATTTACAGCAATCAGTGTAATAGTCTTTTCAGACTTCTGAACTGATTCATTGCTTCCTGTGTAGAAATAGTGAATATCCAGAGTATCATAGATTGCATCTGGGTCTGCCAGATAAGTAGTCTTGATGATATTAGGATAACCCATTCCTCTGTAGATGTCACCTCTTGCACCCATGCAGAAGTATTCAAGGTCTGCCATTAAGTGTCCATCAGGAACAGTCTTAGTAGGAGTAACCTTAGTTGCAACACCCCAAAGTCTTTCTTCACCATCAACAAGAATAGTCAAGAACTGAGGAGTAAAAGGAATAAATGCCTGAGGCATCATACCAAGAACCCATGGTTGTTCTGTTTCTTCAATGATGATTTGGTTATAGTCAGTTGCAGTTAGGTCTGATTCCTTAGTAGCTGATGTAACTGGAACATCTGTAGAAGCTGCTGCTGCACTGATAAGATAGATATTCACAAGAGGAGTAGATTCTGTCTTATTCTCAAGATTCTTAGCTAAAGAAATAGCCATCTTCTTGTAGAATTCTGATGCAGTCATTCCACTTCTTGCAATTACTTCACCATACTTGAAGTACTGGTCTTCTTCTGACAAACCAATGTATTGTCTGAAAGCCAATCTCAAGATATAATTCTGACCTGCTACGGGAGTTGCAGATACATCTGCATCAAGAGTAACTGAGTACCTAATCAGCTTATGAGCCAGAGCATCTGATGATGTAGCCTTTGCATACAATACATGCTTAAGGTCAATTTTATCACTTGATACAAGTCCAGCAGGAGACATGTACTGAAAGTACAAAGTAGTCTTAGCTGTGTCTGCCTTTGGGACAATATCACCAGCAGTTGTAAGGGCTGCTGTATTAGCTTTGAGAGCCTTTGCAACATATAGCTGTCTTACTTGATTAATAGAAATTACCATAATCTTTTTAGTTTAATTAAACATTTATAATTTATTCTTTATTTCCTGTTAGTTGAGTTTTACTTATTATGGCAAGCTGTACAGCTCTTTCAAGTATTGCTCTGTGTACTACAGGATTTAGTTCACATTCACTTTCAGTACTCACACCATTGATACTTAGTCCATCAGGTAAATCTACCAGTATAATAGGAGTGGGTTGAGAGATATATCTCATTAAATACTTGTCCACATTATACTTGCTGATTAACTCAGCTAAATCACTCTTTATATCAAGTCTTAGTACTCTGTCTTTACTTGGTCCTCTAAATGGATTATCCTTTGCTCTATATAAATCATCCTGTGGTAATGGAACCACACTTGCCTCTATACCATCCAAGCAACCTAATCTACTGTCCTTGAGGAATGCCACTTCATAAGTAATGAACCAAGTATCTTGTGGTATCTCAAAGAATACTGAGTCTTGTGATAGTCCCAACTTTCCTGTAACCTTAGTACTTGTTTCATAGGTCTCCACCAAATTGCTCAAATATCTTCTTATTTCTTCTGTCTGTTCAAAGGACTTACCATAAATAATATTCCTTCCAGAGTAGATGTCAATAATCAGTTGTTCCTGAGCATTAGTGAGAAATGTTGATTTCTCATATTCATCAAGGGTTATATTAGGAGTGATACCAAATGAGTTAAGTAAAGTACTGAATCCATCAGAAAATTCTTTATTAGTCATTATTCACTTCTTTGTCCTAATTCAACACTTGCCTGCAAATCTCCTTGGTAAGCTGCCTTAGCCAATTCAACTGCTCTCTGTAATATCTCACTATGAATAATTGGGTTAAGCTCACATTCTGAAACAGTGCTTACACCATTTATTGTGACATCACCATATTCAGAAGATAGATTAGTAGTGATAATTGGAGCAGGTCTTCTTATATATCTTACCTTGTAGTCTGTAATAGTTTCATTACTGTTCACTATTAGTTCTACAGAGATATTGTTTATAGAAGTAGTAATTATTCTCCATGCCTGATATTTAACTGGCTCTTTATAAGGTCTTGACATAAGCCTTGTATAATCAGAGTAACTGATTGGAACTATCTGTTTAGTTCCTGCATTAGTATCAACAGCCTCATTTATAACCAAGAATAAGTCAGCAGGTAAATCATATACCTTAGCTCTCTTATCAAAGGTGATAGTAGGAGCACTTGTATTAAGTACTCCTTCCCCTACCTTTATTAATTCTGAAAAATCTATTTGTCTTTTTGGTGAATCATCTAATCCTTTTCCATACTTATTACCTGCTGGTTCAAAATAGTTCTTAACTATCTCTTCTTGAGCCTTAGTAAGCAGTACAGACTTTTCATACTCATTTAACCCCGGAGCAGCATTGCTCATTATGTTGTTATAGAGTACATCAAATTCATTAGAAAATTCATTAACATTCATATCTTTATTCTTTTAGCTTTGCTTCCAGACTGAACTTCAATTCCTGTCTCTTAGGAGCACTTAAGAACTTAGCAGCTACACTCAAAGTAGGTTCTTCATTATCTCCACATAGAGGAGAGCCATCAGATTTCAGGTATAACATACCACCTCTGTTACTAATTAGACCTTCTTCAATAGCCTTCTTAATCAGAACTTTAGTATCAAGATACTGGTCTTCTGCAACTCTTAAGAAAAGTTTTGGGTCAGCTTGAATTAGCTTGTTAATCTTCTCATGTAAGAATTCAATCTTAGTTGTCTTAGCAAGAGGTCTACCATCAATGGTTTCAATGATTACTCTTAGCTTATCAGCATCATCTTGAATTTCACCAAACTTCATGTATGACTGCATTGTAGCATTCATTTCCTTCTTAGCAGTCTTAGCTTCCTCACCTTCCTGTACAATTACAAACTGATAAGTCATTTTAGGTCTGTCTTGCAGCTCTTGAAGAGAAGATGCAATATAGTCCTTGTTTGCTAAAAGGATTTTATATTTGATATAATCATCAGGGTCAGCCAAGTTCAAGAAATTATCTTGCTTAGTTAATCTCACTGTATAATTATCCCAGAAGTTATCTACCTTCTTATAGATAGATAGAGCATTATATTCAAGACCCATTATCTCTTCAAGATAGGCTTTCTCCTTATCAGTGAGAGCATTTACATACATACCAGAACTCAATCTTGGTAGAGTAAACCATCTTACTGCTGCTTCTGCCATACCTCCATATAGGATATGCTTAGGGTTTGAAACTAAACCAGTCTGCTTGGGAACAAACCTTACTATAACTCTTTCATTTCTTAGGCAGCTAATAGGTTCATCATTGTCCTCTATTACTGCTTGTTTCTTTGTTTTTCTTGTCTTTGGTTCTTCAAAGAGGTTATCCACATCAGGTATAACTGGTGTTTCCTTCATAATCTCTTCATCATCCAAAACCATCTTACTAACTTCTTTTGCCATATTACTTCTCCATTTAATATCTTAAAAAAGAAAAAGGAGAGGGAGAATTTCCCTCCCCTTTTATTTTATGCTTATCCTTGCAGAATTGCAGGGATTAATGACATAGTTCTTGTTGGGTCAAGCACACAAACACCCAAAGTAGCCATTCTGTGAATTACAGCAGAGTCCTCATCAAATGACATATAAGGATTACCCTTTTGTCCAGTGAAAGGATTTCTAATACCCCATTGGTATCCTCTGTACTCATTATCACCCTTAATCTTACACTTGAAGATATTAGGTTGGTCCATAGTACCAATATACCAGATGTCATATCTGTAAGAGAAAGCTACACCACCCATTGGGTGAAGAATCTTGTTTCTTACTGGGTCATCATAGAATGGGTCAACATCCAATCTCACCCTAACACCATTAGGAGCCTTGTATTCAACAAATTGGAAACCAGCACTAAGTGCATTGCTGTGAAGTCTTGACTGAACTTTCTCAACAACTCTTGTAGAGTTATTATCAAGTACAAATGTAGTCCAACCAGATACAGTCTTCAATACTTCCTTATGGAACTGAATAGCACCTCTTTCACCAGTCTTGATTACAAAGAGCCTATCATCCATTGCAAGTTTAGAAGCTGACAGTTCATACAGTGCATCTTCAAGTAACTTCAAGCTGAATGTATTGTAGTACATAGTATTAGCAACTTCTGTTTGTTCAAAGATACCAGCACCAGTCTTAATAGCATTACCTGATTTACCAAAGTTCATGTATTCACCATTCAGATTTCTGTTTGAAGTACCCCATGCCATAGCATTGTTCTTGTACTCATCAAATTGAAGTTCTACTTCCCAATCTACATAGTGCATCCACATGTTTGCAGTGTCCTTCACTTGCTTTCCACTTTCAAGATTTCTAACCATAGGAATACCCACAGCAAGTTTCTTGTTTAGCTTATTACCAGCTACCTTATGTTGGATTCTGATTGTAGTCCATTCATTTCTCATGCTTACAGGAGAAGTGAATCTAACATCACCAACCTTTCTTGAAAGTTCTTTTTCTACAGGAGCAAATTCAATAGAGAATCTTTCTCCCTGTTGCAGTCTCTCAGCAGGAACACCTTGAGTATTACCACCCATAAGTTCTACTTTGTACACTGCATTAGTACCTTCCATTCTTGCATCACCAAGGATTCTAAATGGATATACTTGGTTCAAGTTACCTACAATAACCTCACCATCTGCAAACCAATCTTCTGGGAATACCAGATAGAAAGGAGATGTACCAACTCCCACATTAGCTGCACCAGCAGCAACTACAACACCATTTTCATCTCTTGCTTCTACAAGAGGAATGTTTCTTCTTGAAGAACCAATAACATCCCAATAGTATTCATTATCATCTTCAAACTCTCTTGTAGGGAATGAATTAAGGAATGTATCCAAGCTCTTTCCTCTATAGAAAGCCAACAGTTGCACCATAAGGTTAGTTGCCTTCTGAGGTGCTTGTTGGAAGATAGCTCCAAGGTGGTTGTCACTTGTCAGACCCTTCCAGTGTTGGAAGCCTAACATTTGAAATTTACCTAATTTACCAGCCATAATCTGTTAATTATTTTTGTTAGTTAATATGTTTTTAGACATCAAGGTCCCAGCCCTTTCCAATATAAGACTCAGTATCTTCCTCAACTCCTCCAACATATCTTGGATTACCTGATGAATTTCTTGCAGTACTACTGAGTTTATGTTCTAATTCTCTAAGACTTTGCTTGACTTCTTTCTTTACTTTACCTTTTACAAGACCATCAATATTCTTGAAGCCATCAGTCATAGTGAACAATACAGACAGATACTTTCTAAACTCAACTGGATTATCCATTTCATATTTCTGAATGGCAGTCAAATATTCTCCATCTTCTGTTTTAAAGACAGGCTTAGTAATATTCTCAAATGCTTTTTGTCTTGTAGTCTTATCAAGTGTAATACCTGTAAATACTTCCTTGTCCTCAAGCATTGATTTCTTTAATTGTGCAGCCTCTTCTTTAATTTTCCTTTGTTCTTCTTTTGCCTCTTCTTGAGCTTCCTTGATTAGGTCTTGATATTGAGTGCTAAAGTATTCTCTGTTACTTTCCAATGCCTCTTTTGCATCTTCAATATCTGTGCCAGCATTGAAAGATTTCTCAACCTCTCTCTTAGCTCTGGCTTCACTATAACCTCTGTTCCTAAAGTCCTGATAGATTAAGTTCTTTCTCAATCTTTCACCCTTTTCAGTTTCATCAGTTATGTATTCCTCCTTGATTGCATCCAAATTAGCAAGGGTTTGTTCATACCTTCTTACTTCATCTGGTTCTACATCAGCTTGTAATGCAGCATCAATTCTCCTTTGTCTTTCATCCAATCTTGCTTGAACAGTCTTTTCAACTGCTTCTGCAAAATCTTCTGGAGTCTTGATACTCTCTAATGTATCATCATCAAGGTCAGGGAAGATACCTTCTTCTTTCAAGGCACTGGCAATGGAAGAGTAGAAGTTAGTTTTGGGAGAAGTACCTTTGTCCTTTTCAGATTGGGTATCTTCCTCTTCTTCTTGATTATCTTTTCCACTACCTACGCTCTCTGGATTATCAAATAAATCATCAGGATTTATCTCTTCTTCCTCAGTAGTTTTTTCAATTTCTTTTTCTTCTTTCTCCTTTGGGGCAGGTGGAGTTACCTGTGTTTCTTCTTCACCCCCATCATCAGAAAATAGATTCTCTACATCTATTTCATCCCCTGTCATAATGAGGTCTTCACTTAATTCTCCTATCATATTTCTACTCCTTTAGTTATTAAACTGATGCAAAAATAGTAGGAGTTTATGACTTCTACAACATAGTAAATAAGACTCTTACAACTCTATAAATAAATTACTTATTTACTGCCAAAAGATAAGGGTATAGTAATAATACTACACCCTTCCCATTTCTACTTCTTTGTAGGTTTCTTTCCACCTGATTTACAAGTCTTTGCCATAATAATCTCTCCTATTCTATTGTTAAACTAAGTTCCTCTCCAAGGAGTTTTGCTTTCAGCATAACTGAATATAACTCCTGAAAGGTAGCTGTGCTATTAATAACTTGCCCTTTTATTTTATTCTCTCCCACAAGGATACAACCTAAAGTATCCTCAGCTTTATTACCTACATGGATTAGTACCCCCTCATATCCTTTCACATCTATAAGTCTGGGTAACTTTCCTCCACAGAATTTAGCCCATGACCTATCCTTGAATTTGGGACTTACAGTATTCATATCAATCTTGTAAGTCCCATAGGGAATTGCTGTCTGTCCATAGACCTTCTTATTCTGTATCTCCAGAAGAGATTGTGTTTCATGGAGACCTCTGTCAGTATCTTCTAGAGTATCACATTCATAAACTCCATTTACATAGAGTTTACCTATGGTATATTGAGGTCCTTTGAATGTTCTTTTAAGTGTTAGTTTCATAATCTGTTATTTCATTAGGGTCTCCTTCAACTATTCTTGAAAGACTCCCAAGATTAATTACTTTTTTCATATTATTTCTTATTTTTATTAATCACATCCTCATAATTCCCCTTTCTTATCTGACAAGACAGGTCTGTACATATACTTGTCATTAAGCCCATCACCTGTTGCCTTAATACCTTAACCTCTTTTTCAAGTTCTTCATTCCTTGATAAAACTCTATCAAGCCTGAGTTTATTATCCTCAGAAAGCCTTGTATAAAATTCAAGAGACTCCTTCATGTTATTTATCAGATTATTGTCAACCTCACTATTATACTTCTTTCTTGCAAAGAACCATGCAGTAAATCCCGAAGTAAATGTGGTGACAATGCCCATTAATGCTGTAATAAGTATTCCACTTTCAATCATAACTATTCAACTATTTGTATAAATCTTTGAGTTTTGTTCTTAACATAAGGGTTCATTTCCCTTACATTCACTTCTACTACTGTATGTTTCTTCTGGAACCACCTAAATAAGAAGAATTTCTTTGGTGGATTCACAGTCTCCCTTTTACCATTTATGAATGTATATCTCTCTAATTCTATCTCAGGGCTGAGTGCTATTGTACTTGGGAATTCTAAATGAAGATTAGTCTTAAACCACTTATCTCCCACTATAGTATCCAGCTTTAACTGAGGGTCTCTGAATAAAGTATCTCTTAGAACAATAGTATCATGTCTCTGTGCATGACTGGCTTCATATTGAAGCTGCTGTAATCTCTTATCCTTTATACCTAATTCCTTCTGGACCACTTTCATCTTCTTAATGATTGAATCATTGAAGTAATTAAGCTGTTCAACTGTTAGTTTTAATACCCTATTATCACCTTCAAGCCCACTCAATTGAGCATCATAGGCTTTAACATTCTCAATGGAAGTTTCATACTTAGTAGTCAATTGTTTATTCTGATATGATAGATAAGCCACAGCTCCAATCAATATTAGAATAAGGATTATTATATACTTCTTCATATCTTCTTCCCTTATATTATTGTGCAAATATACTAAAAAGAAATGACCTAGGCAATAGTCTAAGTCATTTGCTTGCATAAGATATACTAATATTATACAGCAGTCCCTGTTGAATCAACCCAGGATGTACCAGTCCAATATATTGGTTTTACTAAAGTAGTATCAAAATACTGTAAACCAACAGGCATATTTAAATCTGCACTTGGTCTTTCAGAAGTAGTCCCGCTTAATAAAGTTGATACATAATTCCATTTATCATTATAACCATATTTTAATAAACGACGTTGATTATCAAAAGTAAGTTTTCTATCAGAAAGATTAGCATCATAACCTAAGGTAATTCCCTGTCCATAATATTGAGTTATAAATGGTACAATCAAACCTTTGTCCAGCTGTACCCAGTCTTTACTATCATCAAATGTGAATATCTTTTCTAATGAACGTACTCCTGCCTTTTGAACACATGCCCACCATTCAATGTTTTCATCATCTATTTTAATAGGACTTATAGAAGATATTAAATAATCTGCTCCTAAAGCATTTATATGTTGTTTCTCTATAATTTCTAAAGTAGGAATGCCTGCAATATATGATTTGTTTCTAATAGTACTTCTTGTGGAATCAATAATAGTATTAGGACCAGCTATATTTAATATATGAGGTTTATCTGAAGCCATAAATGTATGATGATTTCCAATAATCATATTATCCACAGCTTCTGCCGTGTTATTAAAATCTATATCACATATAGCTACTGTTTTATCTCCTTCAAAATAATTACTATTAATAGAATTACCAACAGGTCGAGAACCAGTAGAATATAAAATATCAATTCCTTTAGTCTTAAAATCTTGAAAGGTATTACCAATAATTCTTAAACCATTACAACTATCAATTACTATATTTGTTTTTACAAGATAAAAATTATTATATAGAACACTATTAGCATTAGCATGTCCCATAAATTTTATACCTACATTAAAACTTGAAATATTACAGTTAGTAACAACATGATAATAAGAACTATCTGTTCCATCAAATATAATAGCAGCATCTACTTTAGTAGACCCCATATTAAGTTTTTCAAATACACAATAATATGAAGAATGTACCTTGATTAATGAATCCCCAACAAAAGTATCGGATGGATTAATACTAAATGTTTTGAGTATTATGTTATTGTTGTCTATATCTATAGTACTATCTATATTAATAATTGATTCTGTAGTACTTTCTCCTTGAATACATACACTTTCTGGTATGGAAATCGTAGTAACAGAATATGTATTTTTTAATAAACGAAGATTATTTGATAATTTTAAAGCCTCGTTAATAGGATACTTACTATTAACAAGATTAAACCATTCTAAATAACTATTATCATTATTCCATGTTCCATTAATAGTTATATTATCAAATATTTTAGTTAATCCAGCTTTAATTTTAGTATTACTACCAACAATTGTTCCATTATTAAAACTTCCTCCTTGAAAATCTAATGTACAATTATCTGGAATAGTAAGAATACCATTTCCTAAATCTATATCTTTAGTAATCTTATATATCATATTAGATTCACTAAACTTATTTTGAATTGCAGCTTGTATATTAGGATATACAACTCCAGATGTAATACTTTCTGGAGTAGAATTACTATCTGTAGCAGTAACAGAGAAAGACTGTATGCTACCAGCATTCATTAGTGCTTTAGTAGTAACTACTCCTGTAGAAGAATCTATGTTAAAGTAGTCTCCACCTGTAGCTAAACTATAAGTATAAGGAGTAGTTCCTCCACTAGCTACTGCTGTAGCTACAGTACTCCCAGCAGGATATGATGCAGCTACTACTGTTTTATTTATTGTTATATTTAATGCCATATCATTTAATTTGGTTACAAATATACTAAAAATTTCTCATATATACAAATAGGAAGGACACTCAAAGTGCCCTCCCACACTATTATACTAATTTTAATAAAGATACTCTATATGCTTTATTTGAACTACTTGTATTTGCTACTATGATATTTCCAGTAGAATCTATTGAAATCTGACAATTTGCATTAGCTACTAAATTATCAACACTTGCCATTCCATAGTCAGTAGGAATTGTAACAATAGCAAGACCTCTTGCAGCAGAATTTCCATTAGTAACAGCAGTAATTAAATATACTGAATTTAATGGTGCTGTTGGTAAAATAGTATATGTAGCATCAGTTGCTAAAGAAGAAGTAACGAGTTCTTTAGTATTAATTTTATCTACAGTAGTAGAATATTTAAGAGTATTACCATAGGGACTAATAACTGAACAGTTCTCTAAACCAACACTGGTTCCAGTTAAATAACAGTTGATTAAAGCAACAGATGCACCACTTGCTACATTTAATGTATTACCTGTTGGATGATATAATGAACCAACATTTAAATCTATTAAACTAACTTGACAATCTGCTTCAAATATAAATAGATCACAGTCTACATCTGCCACTGTGCCAACACTAAATGCTGTTATAGTAACATAAGCTCTTGCACCACATTTAACCATATAACCACCTACTTGTGTATTTTCACATCCACAAGAAGATAAAGTAACACCTCTGCAAGCATCTGTAAAATAAAAACCATACTTACAACCATCTGTTCCACAACCATTGAAACTACCATAATTTAATTTAGTTACATAGAAACCATATTCTGTACAGCTAAATGCAACACAAGAATTAAATGTTCCACTTGTTCCTTCTTGAATCTTAAAACCAGTTGTTCCTCCTTCAACTCTACATAAGTTAAATATATAAGTCCACGAACTTTGTATATCAAAACCTATTCCGAGTCCAGTAGTTATAATTCTATTACCTGAAAAATAATAAGATCTATTAATAAAACTAATACCTGTATTAGTAGTATCACCTATTATCTTTAAATCGTTTATTTCTACTCCTGTAGATTCTACAGTAATACCTGTTATATTTTCAGCCAAAGATAATATTGTTGCACTACCATTATTCCAAACTCTTGAAGTAGCTCCTTCTAATTTTATATTACTTTGTATTAGTAAAGAACTATTTATCTGATATGTTTTATTTTGTAACTTAACAGTTTTTATATTAATAGCAGAACAACAATCTAATACTTTTTGAATATATGTAGTATCTTGAGTAGCATCTACACCAGTAGTTCCAAAATGTTCAGGAGATAATGAATCTACAATCCATGTACCACTAAGTATAATATCTGTCCCAAATATTTTAGTTAATCCAGCTTCAATCTTAGTATTTTGTCCGACAATTGTTCCATTACTAAAACTACCTCCTTGAAAATCAAGAGTAGAACCAGTAGCAATAGTTAATGTTCCACCACCTAAATCTATATCTCCAACTATTTTATATACTACATTACTATAACTAAATACATTATTAAGAGTAGTAATATCTACAGTCCTTTTAGCATACTTAACTTTAGTAAATAAGCTACCATCTTCATTTACCCAATCATAACCATTCCAAGTTAAATAACTATTGTTAACAGTGGTATAAACTACATATCCTCTATCATCTATTGTCATTTGATCTGTTAGAGTATTCAAAGCATCAGAAGAAGTAACACTTCTTACTAAAGCTCTATTACCATCAGCAGTTCTAAATACTCTGGAAAAAGAATCCCAAAATACAGGACATTTATAGCTATTATCTAATACATATTGACTGAATCCAACCTTATCAGAAGTAAGAGAAGTAGGTAAATCAGCAAGCATATTAGCTGGAAACATTTCTTTACTTGGAAAAGTAACACTTGAAGGTATAGCTGTAACATCTATGACTGATTTAGTAATAGCAGATAATGTAGACCATTTACCTCCATACATTCCAGCAATTTCTGGATTCTCACTAACAGGAGCTTCAACTACAATAAATTTAGTTTTAGAAGTTAAGAATATATTAACCGAAGTATTACCTCCTAAAGGATCACTGATTAAATCACCACCAATAGCAAAATAGATATTAAAATTACCAGCATCTTCTGCATAGTTAATATAAGAAAATACAGGAGTATTTCTATAACTTGCATATCTTAAAGTATTATCTTGAGCAGCTTTTACTTTTATATCTCTAATGCCTGTTAATCTTTGACTGTTTCCAAAACTATATTCTGTAATATTTATAGGCATTTGAACAGCATCATAGTTAGGATTACTGCAAAATGCAGTAAATTCTACTAAGCCTACTAATGGCTTAGGTATAGTAAATTTTAATGCTCTGCCAGCAGCAAGACTTTGTTGAAATGTAGTACTATATTTAATATCTTCTGGATAAGTAGGATTAATAAACTTTTTATTCTGTTCTTCTGCACTAATAGCAAGATAAGGATTAAGTTCATCAAATATACAACTATTAAATACTAAATCCTTACTTGCAAACCAAGGAGAAATAGAATTATCATGATTACTAATACCAACAATATGACAATTATTGAATGTAAGTCCATTAGTTCTGTTTAATCTAAGAGGAGATGTAAAATTACAATCACTAATAGTGACTAATTGACCTCTTGGTACAGGACCTAAATCATCTCTAATAGTAGAAGAAACATCATATTTATTATTCTTGAATTTACAAGAACTCATTGATACATTACTGCATACACCAGAAGGTTCTACTTCAGTATAGTCATTTTCAAAGTCTATACCAGCCATAGGAGCTGTACCTTTAATTTCATCACTACCACAACCTTCAAAATATACATTAGTTATAGTGTAATTATTACCTCCTAAAGCAATACCATTTCTTCTTGCATATAAAACTTTAACTCCATCAATTAATACATTCTTAGTTGCAGGTCCAGCAGCTTTTGTACCATTATTATTATTATAAGCAATGTTACTAAATGCCAAAGCATCACCAAATGCATAACCAACAGTTATATCTCTAATTACTATATTATCGCAACTTTTAAAGTTAAATATATGTCCCCACTCACCATAATAATTAGCACCAGCAAAAGGATCAGTATATAAATGATCTTTAGCATCAGCATTAATAACACCTGTACCACTAATTTCAATATTACTTTTACCTTCTATATGAAATATAAAGTAAGCACCTTGATTAGTAGGTAACATCTGAATAGTGTTATTTACTATGAGATGTGTATTAGATGTAAAATTAGTAAAGATTCTAAGAAATGAATACTCCTCAGTATTAAGTTTCCAATAATCTGGTCTTACATCATCTCCAAGATTAGCTCTTCCTTTATATGGTAATTCAAAATAATAAGTTCTGTCAGCATCAAAATGAATAGTATTATATACATCATCATTTGAAAGAGCTAATATATTAGTTATAATTTGATTAGATACATAAGAAGGAGAGGTGTTAAAAGCAAACCATGAATCATAGATATGTTCAACATTCCAAGTACCCTCAATAACTACACTGTCAAATATAACAGCATTAGAATCAGCCTCAATAACAGTATTATTACCATTAAGTGTTCCATTTTTAATGGAACCACCTACAAACTGTAATACGCTATTAGCAGGAAGATTGATAGTAGCACCATTTAAGTCAAAGTCATACCTAATCTTATAGACATTATTAGGCATGTTGATCATAGATTGAGTAAGAATATTCTTATTGCTTTGAATATTCTTTCTTAATATTCTATAACCTAAGCCACTAAAGGTTGAAGTATCATATGCTCTATTAGCTTCTTCAATTTGACCAGAGCTATTCTTCTGTAAATCTTCAGGATTTAACTTAACTGCTGCTGTAATCTGACTGTTAATCCAATCAAATACTTCTTGAGCTAATGCAGATAAACCAACAGATGCAGGTTGAAACTTTGCTGTATTATATGGTAACCAGTAAGAACTATCCTGCCAATGATTATCATCTAAGTTATTGTCATTATAGTACTCAACTGTTAAAGTGCCTGCATAATCTATATAACTTAACCAGATACCTCTTCTCCTATTCTTCATAGGAACCTGTAATCTAGTTGCAGCCTTACTACCAACATAAGGCAAGGCTATAAAGTTATTCCTTACAAGAATATTATCAAGAGATTCCTTGGTAACTCTATCAAGAACTAAGTCTGTAAAGGTCCAAGGAAATATTTTAGAATAGGAGTTTGCACTCCTATCCTTTTTAATTAATTGCTGATTTTCCATCATTTACTAATTTAAACAATTACTACTTTTGAAGTTAAAGTACCATCTTCATTTATCCATTTAGTTCCATCCCAGATAATAATCTGCTCTATGGTAGTATCATAGTACTGATGTCCTGTATCAAGGGTAGTAAGTACTGGTCTATTGTTAGTAGTACCAAAATCTTTACTTCCTGCTATTACTACTGTTCCTTTAAGATTGATATATCTGACAGAGTTATTAGCTGGTATAGTACCATTATTTAGACTACCACCGTTAAATAAGAATATCCAACTTGGTCTAACTCTACCTGTAATACCCCCTAAATCTATATCAGAGGTAATTTGAAATATTATTCTCTGGTCTCCTCTGGCAAAAAATGAATCAATGTCAGCCCATGTAGATGGTGTAACTATATTATTAGGTACTATAGGAATCTGTTTAGTAGTGCCAGTTTCTGAATCTTTAAATTCAATCCTTCCAAACTTTTCCCTATATATAACATCTTCAATCTTTATGTCAAACGGAGTTACAACTGATGGGATAGCTATGTTATTATATGAAGGACTAGAAAGAATTCCTAGATATGATATAGAATCTAAATCACTATACCATTCTGTAGGGACATTATATTCCTTAAATATTTCTACATTTTGAGATATATTATTATATAGATTCATGCTTATACCAGAATGGGGCATACTAATTAGTATTCTCTTCTTAGTATTTTGAGTATCTATATTTGGAGTTACTGCCCTTATTACATAATCACTTTCATTAGTGACTGTACTAGCAAGTAATGTAATACCTTCCTGTGCTCTTGAGAATTTTAAAGAGTTTGAGCATCTTCTTAGATAAAAGTCTATATTATCCTTTCCCTTTCCAATTCTATATACATTAAAATAAGAAATATCTAAATTCCATAAGTTACTGCTATCCTCTGTATGAATTACTCTTATAAATTTAGTATCATCCACATAATTCATTTCTAATGTGCCATCATGTATAGATATTCTTGCTAAACTATCTACATTTCTATTATAGTAGAATAGATACTGAAAACCACTGTAAGTAACATTAAAATTAGTATATTCCTTACATGAACAATTGTAAAACATAGCAAACATGTATCCTTTTACATTAGTATTACTACCGTCAAAGAATACATGAGAATCTACCACATTTCTAAATACATTAGAGTTAGAACTAAAGGTGGAAAATGCAGACTCTTTATTACTATATACTAAAAGATTTTCAAACAACCCACCATAAGTCCCTCCTAAATTATTAAAACATGTGGAGTTATAACTTATAAAAGCACTATCTCTGAATATAGGAGCATGGGGATAAGTTCCTGTATTAACTGTAATACAGGAATCTTCTGATTCTATCCATATATTCTCTATTATACTATTTGTACTAATAAGACCTGTAAATCCTGATGAATTAGGAAACCATAGTAAAGTATTATTTCTCCCACTACCTTTCAAGATGTAGCTCCCAATACTAGCAGATATACCATTATCAAAAGGGTAAATACCCTTACCAAAAGTAATAGAATATTTACTGCCAAGCATATTAGTTAGTATAGTTCTATTCTTGGTGGATATAGAAGGTTTTTCTCCAAACTCTGCACTATTTCCATTAATAAAACCATCATATACTGCTCTGTCAATTCTATCACATTTCCACCAATCGAATAAAACCTCTTCTCCTTTAATACTCCCATTAAGTATTAAATCACTTTCAAACCCTCCCAGAGTCCCTAATATTTCGATATTAGTACAACTAATAGTACCATTAGATATGGAACCTCCTTCAAATAAAAGAACACAACCTTCTGGTATAATTATAGTCTGACCATTAAGATTATAATCATACTGTATATGATAAATAACATTCTCCTTACCAATCATAGTTTGAGTAAGGTAGTTAATTAATCTGGTTTCACCTGTATTAGGGTCTGTAAGAATCTGTAAGTTCTTTCTTAAATATACTCTACCCAAACCTGAGAAGTCATCTATACTATAATCTTTATCCTTGAAATGCATATAGGAATTACCACCAGCATCAGGTTCAGTTATAGTTAAGTCTTCTTGATCAGGAAGTATAGAGTTAACAATTCTAGACTCAAGTAAGTCTACCCACAAAGTAGTGTTATTCCAAGTTAGAACAGACTCACCTTGATATTGGTATAAGTGCCATTCACCTTGTTCATTTAGGAAGGTAATAACCTGACCTACTTTTCTACTTCTCCAAGGTATAACTCTAATAGCTTCATCAAGAGTATTATAAGATATACCATACTTATCAGTGACATTGATAAAGTCTGATACTCCTAATGCGAAGAACTGACTTACTATATCACTGACAGTAGTATTTACATTCTTACCACCCTGAACTAGAACTATTGTCTCATTCCCTTGAAGAGGAGTAGCAGCTTCTACAAACTGAGTATCTTTCTTACTGTTTGCAAGAAGCCACTTTTCTATTTTTCTATAATCCTCTTGTGTAAAAAACATAGTATATTAGTTTTCATCTCTAACCATAATATCTGCCACCTTTAATGCAGACAGAATTGCATTAACCTGAGTAACTACTGTTGCTAATTCAGCTCCAGTATCTAAATTACCCACATTAGTAGCTTTCTTCACACCACCTATTGCACTTGTAGTTGCAGCAGGTAAAGTATAAGCTGGAGGTATAGTAGGTTTGTCTGATAAGTCATTATAACTTCCACTTGTAGCTACTGTAGCAAAGTCTGGTTTATTAGTTATATCATCCCAATCTACAGAAGTTGCTCCACCACCTATAGTCTCCCATTCACCATTATTAAAGTACTTCATTGTACCTTTATACAGCCACACTGAGTTAATATCAGGTGCATTAGGGCTTATCTTCAAAGTTCTTAGTGTCTTCATATCTTTTATTTATTAGTTGTACTACTTTTCTTTCTTAGAGCTTGTCTCTTTATACTTGCATCAGTTTCAGCTTTCTTCTTATCCAGCTTCAATTTGTCCTTATCAAGTTTAAGTTTTTCATCAAACTCTCTTATCTTCTCAGCAAGATTAGCTTTAGCCTCTGGACTATAATCATCAATCATAATTCCATCTTCTTCATCTGGTCCTCCTTCTGATTGTATCTGAGCTACTATTATCTTAGTCTGATTATCTCTTATATTAGCTTCTTCCTTCTGGAGAAGTTCTGCCTCTTTCTGTTGTTGCTGCATAGCAGCTATCTGCTGTTGAGCTTCAAGTTGTTCCTTCTGAGCCTGTGCCTGTCTTTCTCTAATCTGCTTTTCATCTTTCTCAATCAGTCTTTGTTTTTCAGCTAAACTTGAAGATGTATAGAGCTTAGTGATAGTAGAGAATGATAAAGTTTGAGTCTGTAATGCAGCCTGAGCCAAAGTATCTAACTTCTGTTGAAGCTCTTGAGTTCCATTACTATTATCTACAACCAAACCATAGTCAGCCTCAGCAAACTCATCACCATCAATCTCCATTACTCTTGTAGATGTATCTGATAATATATACTGGAACTTCTTGTTTCTTCCTTTCAAAGCTACCTTTGCAGTCTCTAAGAAGCACTCTAAAGCTCTCTTCTTTACATCATCATGAATAGTAAATAACCACTCAGTAATATGACTTGATTGAAGAGTAGCTCTCTCAACTCCACCTACAGTTTCTCTTTGAGATACCTGACCTTCTCTTTGCTTAGATATACCTGCAACCTCAGCCATTTCCATCTTAATAAACTCAAGAAGGTTAATCTGTTGCTGAATATAGTTACCTATATTAGTCTCAATCATTCCCTTTCCAGCATTATTAAGAGCACCTGCCAGCTTACCTGTAGAGGCTCCTATAGTACCTTCCTTGAAACTATCTATAACTGCAATATGGTTTACTCTTGCATAGTACATCCACTTACCAACATCCCATCCTTTAGGAACTTTAGATAAGTCAAGCTCTAAGATAGAACCCCAGTTTGAAGCAATAGCCTTATTTAATCTATCATGAATAGCATCATATAAATAGTTATAAGGCTTCATCATATCCACTAAACTGAAAGGTCTGCTGTCATTAAGATTGTAGATTGAACCTACAATACCAAAGTGACATCTTGAAGGATTATTCAACCTGTTATATTGAATCAATCTTGGTCTCATATTGACAAATATCTCATTGCCAATCATAGTTCCTTCCCATGCTTCATTAACCCAGAATGACTGTACCTCTTCTCCTGCTTCCTTATCTACTACATAATTCTCAGGATAGAAGTTCCACTCTTCCTCACCAGTTTCAGGGTCATAAGATTTAACCTTAAGTATCTTCCTCTTTGATTTCCAGTATAATCTCAGTACTCTAAGATTACCTGCCAAGTCATAAGGAAGTAATGAATTTGCTATACCCTCTGTAAATAGATTAGCTGGGTCAAAGAAATAGGTTCCATCTCTGACAGTTATTTCATCACCAATCATATTCTGATTGACAAATCCATATCTTTCATCAATATTATCCATCTGGTCAACAGCTCCCTGACCTATGTAATCAGGCATAGTTTCAATATACTTTATGTCCTTTGGAGATAATACATCATAATATGTATCTATTACTCTACCTGGAGACCAATAATCCTCAAGGATTATCATGTCAGCATCTTCCACCTTATTACTGTACCCAGACTTGAATATCCTAATCTTTAATGGGTTTACCCTCTCAATAACTGGTTCTCCACCTACAATATCACATTGATAGATTTCCTCACCTACTGTCATTGCATCCATGAAACCATTATTGAATATGAGAGGAATATCATATTCCTTGATATAATGGTTAAGCAATTCATTTGCTCTCACCTCTCTTATATCCTGCCATTCATAGGTATAATAGTCATTTAGTTTCTCAAGTTTGATATTATATTCATCCTCAGATATTGAGGTGTCAGTTATCATTTCTTGAAGCCTTTGTAATAGCTCATTCTTCTTATTATCCTCTATTTCTGAGATAGCATTTGGATTGGTTACTACAACCTTAAAGTCAAACACTCTCTTACTTTCCTCACCTCTAAGTACATTCAACTTACTATTCATGATAGGATAATGTTGTAACCTATCATGAATGTAAGCTGCCTTTATACCATCTGGATTGAGTACCAGTTCTAAGTCTGACATATGTAGCCTACCATTAAGTAAGTCATAGTTTATCTTTTTATGGATTACTGATTTCCTAACCAAGCTATAATTGAAGAATGTCTTCTGATTAGCCCACAACAGACAATCCTTTCTCCATTGCTTAGTCTTCTTAGAGAAAGGAAGCATCTGTCTGGGAAAGTTTAAAAAATCTGCCATAGTCTTCCATCATTTAATTTTGTGACAAAAGTAAGTAAAAAAGTCCATTTAGTCAAGTACATAAGTGATTTGTTTATTTAATTGCATCTTCTGTACTAAATTTACTGGGTTTCTGAAAAGGCACTTGCACTGCCCTATAATTCTCAGTAAAGAACTTATCATTCCCTAAATAATCCTTTGGTACTTCTTCTGAGTCTCTTGAAGGATTTCCTTGATATAGTACCATCTTCTCCTCTCTATAGAGCATAACCATACCTAATGCCCTAATTCTATCCACATTTATCTCTGGGTTAAATGCAATTAACTCTTCAATTAATGCTCTGTTTCTTAAGAAGTTAAGGTTATAAACTGTTACTTCCACATCCTCTCCATCAACATTTTGTATAATAGTTACAGGCTTCATCAACCAATCTCTTATAAGATTATTGGCATAAGCATTAATAGCTGCTGAGGCATTTACACCCTTAGCATTAGAACCAAATGAACTATACTTAATCAACTGTTTATCTCTTAAGAACTCTGGAGTATCAGCCAGTAAGTGAGTACAATTCATCTTACTAAAGTAAGCAAATATACCCTTCTTATTTGATTCATACAGACATTTTGCATTATAGAACAGACACAATAATCTTACTATCTCAAAGTTATCATCTGCAAATGATTGCCTACCAGTGTACTCAGCTACAATCTTATCAGTCCATAAGTCAAGAACAAAGGTAGAAGAGAGAGAGGAAGATTCAGCTTGGTCATTATCTACAGGGTCATGACCAATAATATATCTTGTGTGGGGAACCTTTCCACTTCTATCTTTCTCTGGCATTTCATATATTTCAATAGCCCCCGGAGTATCATTCTCTACTCCAAACTTCCTGATAGGTATATCACTGGTTGGAGTAAACTCAACTCCATTACTATTCTGTACCAATTTACCAATATACACATCATCATAAGCATGTACATCTTGGTCTAATTGACTTAATCTCTCCGTAAGGGAGGTAATGGGGAAGTATGCTGCCTTAACCTTAATAATAGCTTCTGCTGGTGTGATAGGGTCCTCAGCAATTACTCTCAATACTGATTTAGGGTCAGCACTATATTTAGCCTTGTATCTTGCAATAAGAATCTCTATAAGAGCCTTAACTACATCTGATACACCATCCTTATTATAACATCCTGCCCTATTAATATATGAGGGAAAGAAGAAACCAAACTTAGGTTTACCTTGCTTTGGTCTGTCAAATACATTATCTATAGATAATATATTATAACCATCTGGATTATAAAGCAAAGTCTTAGCTGAACTAAAGTCAGACTCACTCTCAGCAGCAGTACCTACAAGGTACATAGTAGCAAAGGTATAATCACCATCCTCTACAGACTTTCTGGTAATATCATAAAGAGAAAGCAATCCTTTGAAAGAACCCATTTCCTCAAATAAAATCCAACCTCTCTTACCTCTCAACTTCTCACTATCATCCTTTGCAGATACAGCAAGTACTTGATTTAGAGAGCCTTTCTCTACACCATATTCATCTTTATAACCCATTTGCCAAGACATCTCATTAGGAGAGTTCTTCAACATAAGATGTGGGAAAGGAGTGTTAGCAAAGCTAAAGTTAATTGAAGGCTTGAACTTAGATAGAGTACCATCCTTATCATCTTTCAGATATTCCTTCTGATAAGCTGTAAGTACTGTAATAACCCTTCTATTTGATTCCTCACTCTCTCCAAGTATAAGATTATGGCTCATAATTGCTGCTAAGCTATAAGACTTAGCACATCCTCTCTTTGCTAATTCAAGAGCATGTTTACCACCTTCTCTTGCTTGCCATAGATAATGGAATCTCCAGTATATACCCTCAAAGAAGAAAGGAAAAGCCTCAGTTCTAATAGCCTTCTTTCTCCCTTCTATTAGTTTATTAACCATCATGGGACAATAATTCATAAACCAATAGTTAAAGCCTGTAACCCATTCTCCATCTGATTCTCTCACATAACCTTCATAGCATCTTCTCTTCTCTTCATCCCAGTGTTTCCTGAACTCAGAGTTAGGATTACTGTTGGGTTTCAAGAATGTATAACACCCATACTTTAAGAAATGTAGAGCTGGTTGTCTGAAATAATCAGCATCCTCAATGATATGTGGATTAGTAATATCTACTATAATCCTGCCCTTTTCATCTCTTGGTAAATCTCTTGCATAAGGTCTGTTGGGGGATATAAGCCTCTTGACAAACTCTACTGTAGTAAGAGTCTCAAGTAATTGTTCCTGAACCTCCTGAGGAAGGGTATTCATTAGTTCCTCAGTTAGTTCAGTTTGATACTTATTCATTTCTAAATATTGCATAACTCCTTAAAATCTTGCTTATTAATATACTCCAGAAGAGATTTGGTAATAGAAGTGGTTAGGAGAGATAAGACTTTAGTCTCTTCTGCATCAGTAACAATTCTATTAGAATATTGAGTACCAAATGCAGGTATCTTTTCACCCTTACTTACAAACCACACTTGCATTCTATAAGTCTTCTGTGACTTAACTACAGGGTTAGTATCTACTATTTTATGTAATACAAAGTATCCCTTTCTTCTGTTAGGGAAGCCTTCATAATACACATTAAGTCCTTCTATTATATCATTTATTTCCATAATTATAAGTCCTCATATATTGCTTTTTCTTGTGCTCCTCTTACCTTATCATTCTGTGATAATTCCTTAGCAATAGCTCTTTCAGCTTCATCCAAGTCCTTAACCATTGATGGTATAAGTTTAATAATAGCACCTAATTCCTTAGTCTCTTTTATATCAAGCTCAGTTAAGTCCATACTCCTTAACTTCATTCTATACTTATCAACAAGCATCCTTGTATCATCCAGTAGTAACTCAGAAGTAGTCTTAAAACTTGCATATAATGCTTGAGCTTCTTTCACAGTAGTATCAGGTTCCCAGTTATCCTTCATACCTTCACCCTGCTTAATAGCTTCTTTCCTCTCCTGTTCATCTATTATATACTTGTAATCACTTCTGGAGTCCTCCATAAAGTAACAATATCCAAGCTCTGTAATAGCTCTCTCTTTTGAGAGAGATTTATCTCTATTCCATATCTGCCTGAATGCTTTTAAAGCATAGGCTTCATCAGATATAACCAGATTATAACCATCTCTTTTAAATAATCTCATACTGCTTAAAACTAAAAAAGCCCAAGCCTTTGATAGGCTCAGGCTTATATTTATACTATAAGTTGTGGTCCTGTAACAATAGTAGGATTTTCTTCAAACTCCTCAATCTCTGCTACAAATTTTACATCTCCATCTTGAATCATCATGTGCTCAACTCCATCAATCTCCATGATGTCAAACTTATATCCTACTACAGGATTATCCTTAATAACACCATCTTGCAATGAGCCGGGCTTATGTTGCATTACTGCATATCTTTTTGGATTGATATATACTATATCTCCTACTTCAATACCCCTCACCATTGGTCCAACAGCTACTACTGTCTGATATTCTTTTACTGAACCAGCTCTGGTACTATCTATAATACCACCAGTAGTCTTTAGGTCAGTGGGATATTTATTTAAAGTGACTACCATGTTATTAAACATGGGTTTAACTTTCTTGATTGTTGTAATCATCTCTTAATCTTCTTATATGTTCAAATCTTTTCTTAACTCCTATCATCCTATCATAAGTACAGCTTAACTTACCTATTGATGGGATATTGAAATTGGTTCTCAACTTATCAAACTCCTCTTTGCTTAGGTCTTCCTTTAGAGGCAAGGCTTTGATGTTATTCCTAATAAAAGTCCAATAGGACTCATAGGCTTCCTTCACCACTTGTGGTGGTAATCCAAGTTCTATAGATACCTGTTTTATTGCTTCTGAGTATATCATGAGAAATCAAATAATAACATCATCTTGAATGAACCATTCTCCTCATCTACTGATGGAATGTATCTTGGGTTTATCTTCCCATCAATGATGACTTTATTCTTTCTTAACTTACCCATGATGACCTGAAAGTGAGGAAGAGATATATCACACTCTTCCCTTACCTTCTTCTTAGTATCTTCACTCATAGTAACCTTATCAAGTATCTCATTATCTTTAATGACCTTGCTGAGTTCATATCTTTGCTTCACAAATGAAGTAATGACATCCATTTCTCTCTCAGTCAAGTTATGAAAAGGTTGTAAGAATTCAAACCAATATCTAAAGAACTTACCATCTACCTTGCAAGGAATCCTAACTATTGAATCCACTTGCTTAGCCATAGTTTATTCTCCTTCCTTTACTTCTTCCTCAGGTTCTTGTTCAGGTTGAGTCATTAGTACTTCAAACTCTGTACCACACTTCTGCTTGAACTCTTCTGAGATATAAGGTGTAGTAGAGGTAATTACTGTCCACAACCACTTCAATCTTTCATAGAAGTTAGCAAGATTAGACTCCTGTAAAGCCTGATTCAACTTCTGATTCTGCATATATAACTGTCTGCTTTGTTCAGACAACTGATGTGCAGTATTCTCCAGTTCTTCATAACTTAGTTTTCTCACTTCTGGAGTATCTTTGCCCCCCTTTACAACTTTCATTTTATTCTTCCCTTCCATCTTTATTTTTCTGTTAGATAATTTCCACCATACTTTTGTCCATACATTTTCTCCCATTCATGTATGTGTGCCTCACCAGTTTCAGTTCCACCACATTTGTCACAGTAATCTATGCCATCTGAGTTTCTTATTGCTAATGAAAGACAATGCTTACAATATACAACAGGTATATTATTATATTCTTCTTTGGGGGTCTCAAGCTCAAACTGCTTGACTTCTGTACTTAAGTTCTCCATAAATCTTCTCTTTAGTAATCTGTAACTCCCTACCACAGGTCCTCTTTCTATTATTGAAAGGTCTCTTTGGAACTTCCTCTCCCCAAGATGTTACATGACCTTTACTGATAGCTCTTCTAACACTCTTGTATTTACCAACAGCACTATAAATAGCAAGATGTAACATCATCTCAGGCTCATTGTACTGAGGTTCTTTTGTCTTTTTCTCTTCCATAATGCCAGTTATTTTTACTTATAAAATACTAAGTAAATCTGTCCTCCTAAAGGAAACATGTTTACTATATCTTCTCTTTTAATTTCAAGCTCTTGAGCTTGCTTGATTACTTCTCTAACTGTAGAGCCTATAATACAAGTGATTAATGTCTTCTCCTTTTCCATATTATTCACTTTAACTTAGTTGCGAAGGGAAGACTCGAACTTCCAACACAGTATTACTGCTTCTTGTGGTTATGAGCCACACATGTTGCCATTACACTACCTCGCGATTTATTGTGCAGATATAGAGACTCGAACTCTAACCAGAAGATTGGAAATCTCCTATACTGACCTTTATAGGACACCTGCATTTCTTTCTTTATAGTGTAAATCTCTATGGCAGTTAGCACATAGGACTATACACTTCTTTAATTCTTCTTGCAATCTTCTTGGAGATTCAATGAGTTTTGCTATCTCCCCTTCTTTCTCCTCAGGATTTATATGATGAAAATCCAAACACCAAGGTCTATTTTCACCACATATTTCACATTTTAATGTGCTTTTAAACTCTTCTAATTCTTTAGTCTTCTTTCTTTTATAGGCTGCTGCTTTTTCTTTATAATACTCTTTATGAAGTCTATAATGTTCATCCCTATACTTCTTTCTACAAGACTTACAATCAGAAGCATGACCATCTTTTCTGGTCTTATTTAAAGCAAATTCACTTAGTGGCTTTTCTATACCACATATACTACAAACTTTACTTTCCATAGAGTAGATAAACAGATTTGAACTGTCCCCTTGACATTGGCAATGTCATGTGCTAACCACTAACACCATACCTACAAGTTGAGGGAATGCCCAGAATTGAACTGAGAAATCTGCTTTACAAGAGCAGTGTTTTACCATTAAACTACAAACCCATTATGGTAGCTCAAGAGGGGGTCGAACCCTCACTTTTACAGGGCTTAAACCTGTTGTGTCTACCAAGTTGCACCACTGAGCCATCATTCAGTCAGCATGAACCTAAATACATACTGATTAATCTTTAGTATGAATGTCTCTGTCTCAGACTTAATACCAGCACATATAGTTGTATCTGGTATTCCATCATAAAACTCTTTGGTCTTATCCTGTACATACTTCATAAATTCCTTTGTTGAAGTAGCATTGAAAGGAGTACCATGAACTGTATTAAAGTCAAAAGAAACTCCAGTAATACCCATAGCTGATTCAGCTACCAAGTCTTGAAAATCACCTACTTCTTCAAGGAAATCATCCAAGTATAGATGTGCTCCTCTTTTATCTCTGTTTGGAAGTTTGAGAGAAGCCCAATGCACATTCTTAGTCTGAGTTTTAATACCCTCAAGAACATTCACATATTCATGGAAGAATCTGAATAAACCAGCATCCTTATCTTCTTCCATTACTGTTTCTTCTCTTTGAAAACCCTCCAATAGATTGTCTCCAAATGTATCTATCATATTGTTTTAATTTGATGTTACAAAGATATGTATTATAATTTATATATGCAAGTAAATCTGCATATTTTTTTTTGTACCCTCAGTAGGAGTCGAACCTACAGCCTTCTGAGCCTAAATCAGACGTGTCTTAACCATTTCACCATGAGGGCATTAGTGTTGAATCATAGCACCAGTTAGAACATTTATTCTTTGCTTCTCAAAATATTGAATTTGAGAATCAGTTACATTATCTATCCACTCCTTAAAGTACTTGTGATACCTCTTGTGATTATCATGATAGAATTGTTTTTCTAACCAATTATATAAAACCTTATCCATAATTCATTGTTTTGTGGAAACTAATGGAGTTGAACCATTATCTAAGGATTTTCAATCCCCCGCATAGACCACCTTTGCTAAGTTTCCATTAATAAGTGGGCACAGAGAGACTCGAACTCCCCTACTCCAAAGTCCATTACATCAATTTGATAAAGGAGGGCAGATTTACAGTCTGCTGATGTTATGTACCCATTATATTTGTTCCCCCATGAGGAATTGAACCTCACCTCATAGATTAAAAGTCTATTGCCTACACCTGTCTGCTATAGGGGAATATGTACCTCCACTAAGAATCGAACTTAGAATCTTCTCCTTAAGAGGGAGCAGCTTTAACCATTCAGCTATAGAGGTATTTAATAAGACTCCAGTGGGAGACTTGAACTCCCATACCACAGTTTTGCAGACTGGGACCTCAACCATTCAGACAACTGGAGGAATAGTACTGAGGGTAGGATTTGAACCCA